GGCGTAAGAAATGGATTTTTCAATTATGATACTACTAATGGAAGATTCCAACTTAAGGATGCCAAAATAAAATCAGCTTCAGTTCTTGATAATTTAGATCTAATTAACTGTAAGATCAGAAGCTCAAAAATGACCAATTGTAGATTTTACGGTTGTGACATCAAGAATTCGCAAATACATTCCTCAGAGATTCAAAACGCTAATAAAATAGCGGATAGTAAGATTCAAGATACTAGCGCTACTTATGGTAATAAAATCAATGATTGCTTTATAGATAGCCCGAGAAAAATGGTTGATTGTGAAATTAACGGCGGGGTTCTTAGAAAAGTTGATTTAGGGAGAAACGCAGTTGTAAGTGATACCACAGAAAAAGTGAAGGACTTTAACGAAATTAGACAATCTAGATTCGTTTCTGATTCTAGATTAAAAGACTTAAACACTCCAATTTCTAGAATAAAGTTCAAAAATCAAAACTATTAAGATGACACAAGAAGAATTGGTACAAGAAATCAAGGACGATCTTTCTGCAAGCTGTTCCTTACCTTATAATCTTAATGATGATGAAATCAATAGGGTGATCAAAAGGGCAAAAGCTTATATGTACGATAATTACCAATATGCTGTAGAGGATAGAGTTTTTATTCTTGCTAATAACCTTTTTGCTAAACCCCAGTTTAGAAAAACTAGACAGATCCAACTTCCGGAAAAGATTGTTGCTGTCTATGATGTCAGGGAGGTAAATGGAATGGGTATATCGGGTAATCCAGACCGTGATTTCGGTGATTCTAAATTACTTGGATCCGAACTTTTACTATCTCCTTTCACCGGTGACAATCTTGTTTATCGTACAGTAATGTATTCTTACTTTGATCTTGCTCAGGCTTATCTCCTTCCTACTTTCGCCTACAAATACAACAAGAATACTAAAAAGCTAACCATTTTAGGAAGGGATCCAAGTAGATCCGGAAGCGGATCTGTTGGAACCGGAAACAATCAGGACGGTATGGATGTTGCAGTAAGGTGTTTTGTTGCAATAGATGACGATGAACTCTATGATGATGAGCTTTTTATTCGATATTGTCTGGCTAAATCTAAGATTTCTCTTTCCAGAGTTCTTAGTGCATTTGATTACAACCTTCCTGGGGGGGTCAAAGTGAACACCTCCGAACTCAGATCCGATGGAGAAAAAGAACTTCAGGAAGTCATGGATATGATCAATGGTGAAAACACGCCAAGTTATTTCCTACAGTGGAATTAAAAAAAACACAGTTTAATTTTAATGTATATGGCAAAGAAAAACTTTTGCCATATGGAAATATTACATAAGATTGAACCGTTGAGGGGAAGCCCGGGTAAGAGGGATCTTAATGATTTTGGGGGTTTACTCTCCTTACATCTTTTACTACCAAAGGCAATGGTACAGTTCAGGAGTGCTAGTAGTACCTCTTGCTAACGTTGACTTCAAATTAAAAGATAAATTTAAAGGTAGTATATCCTTCTCAGGTGCTTACCAGGGGAATGTAGAAATACCTAACTACCAGGTATGAACAGGAACAAAAATGTTATTATGAAAAACCTAGTACTATTGGCTCTACTGCCTTTAAACATATTAGCTCAGACCTCCGAGAATACTCAGACTATATCCGATGTTACTTCAATACAGTATATTGATTTTGATAACGATGTTATGAGTAGCTCTAACATATCAGTTGGGTACTTAGGTGACATGAGGATATTGAGTTACAACCTAACCTATGAATGGGGTAAAGAGAATGTAACAAATGGAATATTTGCATCCAATACTCCTTTCTTTAAGTACACTAAAGTAGGATACAGTCATAGTAGATCTAAAACTATTAAGAATATAGATAGAACTACCTCATATGGGGTAACGGTATCAGCATTTGCTGACCATTCGGCTGTAGCAATAAGCCCCTATTTTAATCAAATTTACGAGTTTAAGAATAATACCAAACTTGGATATACGTTGTTTATTAGGGATAATACACACGATGATTTTTATTTGTTTGAGCAATTTTATCCTGCGGCATCTTATACAAAGTACAGTGTGATGGTCATAGCAATGAAAGAATTTGAGTATAAAAGATTTTTACTGGGGCCTGAATTATTTTTGCTATCTTCTATAAGAACACACTATTTTAATTTAGATGACTTTGAAGGCGCATTAGATATTTGGTACTGGGATAAATTTAACCTTAATGCATACTACGGCTCTTCCATAAAATATAAACTGACTGACAAATTTATGTTAGGGGTTAAACTTAGAAGCTGCTACACTTACTCTCCTTCGGACAAAAGTATTGGTTTTCGTAAGGCAACTCCCTATATACTTTCAATAGGTTGTAATTATGATTTCTAAGATAAAAACACTACTCCTGTTAATTCTACATCTATCCCTGATAGGGCAACAATTACTCTGACTCGGATTTATGACCAGATGGGACAAAAAGTAGTAAAGTAAATCTTTTCCACCAAATAGAACATGTGATATATATGTGGAATTAATTCCCCTATGGTAGAAATTTATAACAGAGATCCATCTGACATAAACTATAAAACTAATATAGTTGAAGTTACCCAGCCAGTTGAAATTTGTCTGGGGCAACTAAAAATGTTTCTTTTGACCAACAAGGGAGATGTCTTAGGAGACCCAAAGTTTGGGTTAAATCTTGAAGATCTAGTTTTTAGCCTAGAGCTTTCCGAAAAAACACTGAGGGATGAAATTGACAAAGGATTAAGATTCTATGTCCCTTTGTTTGGTCAATTGGGAGGATATTTTAATCTAAAATTTTACCAAGGGACTGAAAGGGATATCGTACTATTAGATTTCTTCATTTCTCAGTCTGGAAATGACAGCCCGGTAATTACATTGAAAGTAAGTTAAAAACATGGCTAATAATATTTTTAGAAAGAATAACATCCTTATAAGAGGACTTCTTAGCGATTCCTATGATTTTTTGCAAAGAACGTACAATCAAACTAGAAACGTCTTTACTGTTGCTTCTGCTTGGGGACAAATTCTATTTGTTCTTGAAAATCTTTCCCAGTTAATACTTTACTTCATTGAGGATTCAATTACTGAATTGAATATGCAGGAAGCAACCAGGAGTTATTCGGTTAAAAGTTTAGCTAGGATTGCCGGATATGATCCGGTTAGAGGGATGTCTGCTCAAGGTGAAGTGGCAGTATCTTGGAATTTAAAAGAGGCTGATGCTGGTGGTGGAGCGGTTATTTTAAGTGGTTATCCTAAAATTCAAAGCATTCAGAATGGTTTACCTTACACACTAATCCTCAATTCACCAACTGTCAAGATTCCTTTGACCAGAGGATCATCTTTTAACTTTAAAATTGTACAGGGTTCTTTCTCTAGCTCTAATTTTACTGGAACCGGCAGAGCTTTGCAAAGCTTTAACTTACCATCGAAAGCTGGAGCTTACATAGACCAATTTTATGTTGATGTCTATGTGAATGGAACCAAGTGGGAAAGATATGAATCCCTTTATGACATTCCTTTAGAAGGTGAGGGCTATCTTGTTAAGAGTGGAATTGAAGAGGGAATAGACATTTATTTTGGCAATTCTAATTTTGGTAAAGCTCCTCAAGCAGGAAGCACTGTTCGAGTAGAATATCTACAAACTTCTGGTTTTAGCGGTAATCTACAATCTAGAACTGACAGCATTCTTACTTACAGATTTTTAGATAGTGGTACTGATGTATTCGGAAACGATGTAAATCTAAATAACTATCTAAGCGTGGCGGGAGTTTTGGATCCATCTTTCGGAGCTGATCCTGAACCAATTGAGATTACCCGATTAGTTGCTCCAAAAACATCCAGAGCCTTTGTTTTTGCAAATTCTGAAAATTACGAGATCTTCCTCCAAAGATTTAATATTTTCTCTCAGATACAAGTATTCTCTACTTTCGATGATGAATATTTAGACGATGATAACGTCATCTATATTTTCCTAGTTCCTGATGTAACTATTTCACTTACGTCAAATCAGGACTATTTTGATATTCCCCAAAATCAATTTGCTTTAACCACATCACAAAAGCTTTCTATATTGAACCTGATTGAGGATTCTGGACGAATGATAGCTACGACTGTCGTAAAAATTATTGATTCGGAGATTAAAAGATTTATCGGTAACGTATCTATGTCTATCTTTGAAGGCTATGACCCCGAAATAATTAAGGACAAGGTTAGAACTTCTATTTCCGAATATATGTTAAATCTTAAGAGGAGAGACAGAATTCCAAAGTCTGATATAATTGCTTTGATAGAGGGAATAGATGGTGTTGATTCAGTAGCTTTTTATTTTATAGGTCAAGACAACGAAAGCTATCATTCAACTGTTGATAATTTACCAAATGCTTCCGCAACTCAGCTCAATAGACAAGTTGGTCTTGATGAGTTTGGTGACATTATCATAGGCAGGGGAGAATTAGTTCTTCTGAGAGGCGGATGGGAGGACAGATATGGAGTTGTTTACGAGGAAGGAATTGTGACAGGTAAGCCTAGCGCATTGAACATAGCAATTACTTCTATAAATCCTAGGGACTTTTTAAACCAGCTTAATGCTCAGACTAAAGCAAGGATAATAGAACAAAACAGATAATATGGCAAAAAGAGATTATTCACCGTTTCTACCACAAACCGGTTTTGATTATACTGTTAAGGGGGTAAACTTTAGAACTTCGACCGCAAATTTCGAAGAAGCTGATGATCTGTATAAAAGCATTACTAAAGCAGAGGAAAGAGCATATAATTTGGGATGTGCTGGGTACAGACAGGTTACAACCAATGACGTTGGTGCTATCCTTTATGGTCCCTGCAACAGCTTAACCACGTACACGGAAATAGTTAAACAGATTAAACCTGGAGAGAGACACAGAGAATACTACGCTTTTGATCCAACTGACAATTTATTTGATGTGAGGGATTCAATTAATGACGAGAACATCAAAAATGGATTTGATTACAGGGAACAAATTTTTTCAAGAACTATGTCCACCGTAATGTTTAGAGACCCAAGAAAAGTGGAGATCTTAAATAGCATCCAAAAGGTAGTTTTTGCATTGATTGAATCTGTTAAGCAAATTCGTAATTCTATCAACTACACCGTTCCGTATAACAATAAAAGGGTATTCTAAAATGGCTGATAGACATCTTAGGTTTTTTGATAAAAAAGGACACCCGCTTAACTTTGAATATATTGGGTCCGAGCCTTCTGCTCCGCTAACAAACGCTTTTAATTACGAAACTAATTCTAGCAGTACATCACCTTCTGCGGGTAGCATCTCATTGATCTCTCTTTCCAGCAACATCATTTATATGAATGTTGTTGATGCAAATGGACAAAACACTACAAGCTGGGCTAATTCGGTTTCATCCAATTTGCAACAAGGGGGTAAGATAACATTTAAACTGAATGTAATTCCTGCAATCGTTATTTTTGCTGAAATCTCTTCCGTGAGCATTGCTGGTGGGATTATTACACTCAATCTTGTTAGGTTCGTTGGTCCTACTGCAGTTTCAAACGGAAATCCAGTTTACTGTGAGACAATTCCGCAGGATTTGTCTGGCGGGTATTTTAGGGGAAGTATATACTTTGAGCCTGTTTCTGCGGGTCTTTATGAGAACGAGCAGATTTTTATAATACAAGAATTTAAAGATTCTTCCACCGGATCTACTTTTATAGGATTTCCACATACTGGAAGTACCGGTTCTGCAGCAAATCCTCTGTGGAGAACTAGATGGGAAAATGATTCTTACGGTAATGTCGATGTATCTAATATCATCTTCACATATAAAATACTTGAGAGCGATCCTGAGCTAGGCGGGGATCCTTCCATTACCAACTACCAAAACATAGCTATTCCAGTAATACAAAATCCATCGGATTATTATTTAAATGGGTATATTTCCACCCCAGAGGCAGGAACCCCATCGAGAGCCCTTCAACTGAATATCGCAATCAATGCTCCAGATCAGGCTGCTGACGTTTACCAAAGAAGACTTATAGTTGAGGACATTACTTCTTCGACTCCCACCAAAATTGCGGAGATAGATTTCTATGGACAAATAATTGGAGCTGACGAGAGGCTTGACGTTCTAAACCGAAATTTAGGAAGAGCTTTTCTCCTGGAGGATTCTAGAATTCTGAGAACACACGATCCGAACGAACCGCTTCCGAACTACATTGAAATCAACGAGAAGAGAAAAGAGCTGATGGTTGCGGGTGAGGAGATTTTCCCTTACATTGGTAGCTATAAAGGATTAATTGGAGCTTTAAAATTCTTTGGATATCAGGATCTTCGGATCAAAGAATATTGGCTTAACCTGAATTATAATCAGGTAAGTCTTACTCCTCTACAGGAAACAAAGCTTTTCCTGGACAAATACACAAACACTAAAACACCAAATCAAACAGTTCTTATTCAGGATGTACTGGATAACGAGAATACTGGTAAGTATAGATTAGAACAGACCTACGGGCCTAACGAAAATGGAGAATATGTGTTAGACGTTTCGTCAGAAAATACTCTGATTCCATCCAAAACATACAAAAAGACATCTCTCTTTGGTCTTTATTACGACATCAATACAACCTCTGCTCTGACTGATGAATTTGGATATCCAATCACACCCGAAGCTTTCGCTTTTACACAAGAGGAGGTACTCCTCAAACTATTTGCATTAAAGCAAAGACTAAAGCAGTCTTATCTTCCCCTGAACGCAAGGATTATAGACATTACCGGAGAAGGTGTTTATTATAACATATACAACACTAAAGCCTGGGTAGATACCGTTGATAGAAGCGATGTAGAGTCGGGGAACAACATTAGCTTTAAAACAAATCCTGACTTTGGTTTCATAGAGGATCTTAGAGCATTTGGGATTAGAACAACAAGCTCGTCCATCCAAGCACCTATGAACTACTTTAATGTCGAGGACCTAGGTGTTTCTGTAGTTGGCGGAAGCGGGGATGCTTTCAGGTTTTCCAGTTCTGCCCAATTTAATCCTACACTTGATCTAACCAGAGGAAAAAGATACAATTTTAGTCTTCTTACTACCGGATTTGATTTTTATATCACGCAGGATCCTAATCTCACACAGATTGATCCTGCCGGAATAACTAATAATGGTGCTTCATCAGGAACTATAGTTTTTGATGTTCCTCCGCAAGCTACAGGGCCATATTATTACTATTCTACCGTGAATACTTCCAAATTAAATGGAAGTATCACTATCTCTAATGCTTCTGTTTCTGATTTTGGTAATATCGTCCCTCCCTTACAGAACGGACAACAGTATACTGCTACCCAGAATGAATCCATGCTTGAGGCTATTAATAATTTTTATGAGCTTAAGATGGATGGGGACATCATTAATCTTGGAGATAATATAAATTCTGATGAGTGCGGTGTTCCGATAGGAATGCCCGTTGTTTTAGAACTGGATGTAGATACTTGGGATTGGAACGAAATGGGAATGTCTTGGGACTCGTTAATACTTCCTCAGTTTTCTAGCCCACAACAAGCACTAACGTGGAGGAGCATTGATTTCTCTGCTTATAATGAAATCGAATGGGTTATAGAAAAATCCCAAAATCAAGTAGGATCGGGATATTACTTTTCCTATCGTGGTTATGCTGTAGATTTCTTTAGACTTGCTCACTTCCTGCCATTTACCGGGGAATACGATGTAACATGTTATCTCTATGATTCTTTTAATTTTAAGAATAGAAAGATTAGCAAATCAGCAATCTCGGTTTCCCCTAGAACAATTAATATCGATGCCTGGACAAGATATAGAGAAAATGAAAGGTATTCTTGGGACCTAACCACCCGAGATTGGGATGCATACGAATCAATTTGGGAATATCCTGCGGAGGGAAAGACTAAAGAGCAGGTCACTAAACAAATTCCAGAAGCAATATTAGATTTCGCTTTTTATGGAAATAATGCTATAGATGGTCAACAACTAGAGGTAAGGATGGACGTTCCTGCTGTAGGAGCTTCTGGGAATATACAAATTTCTCAAAATATCTTGGGCATAACCAAAGTATATTCTTTGCTTATTTCCGGAAGCCAATATGGTTATGCTAATGTCTTTACGTCCCAACCTCATGGATTTTTTGAGGGATCACAAGTCTTCCTTTCTGGTTCTATTCCGGATCTAAACAAATCATGGAATATAATTATTCCGCCAGGAGCAACTGGGTATTCTTTCCAGATTCCTTATATTCTAGGGGTTCAAGCTGGAGTAGGAGCAACTTCAGGAATTGGATCCATCGCAGGGGGTACAGCTTTTTATGTTTTACCTCCATCTTATCCAAACCAAACGGTAACCGGAGGTGGTTCTATCTCGGTCTCTGTTAATGGTAGAGTTATTGGAGCTACAGCTTCGGGCTCTAGTCTACAATCTACTGCAAACTCAATTATACAAGATATAAATTCGGTCTTTACACAGCCTGACTATTTTGCACAAACTTTTGCTCCGGAGGATAATCCAGTCACCATAAACTTGGTTGCTGATACCACGACTGGAAATATTGGAAATGGAGATGTGATTACGGTATCTTTAAGCGGATCTCTCAATCTAGTTAACGCCGACTCCCAGTTGAGCGGAGGGGTAACCGGGAGCAATCAATATGTGCCATGGGATCCTTCCTCCGCATCTATTCCAGTGGCAAATTTGAAATATTTTGGAACTAAAAATTTAGTTTGGGAAACGTTTTCTGGCTCTTCTTGGGATAACGCATATGCTCATGGATGGGACGATTTCGAATATGAGAACGGATGGCTTGGTGGGTTTGAGATACACACTGCAAAGCCCGGTGATAATGTTAAAGTTAGTACTGGTAATGAAACCTTCCCATTCCCGGTTGGGGTTACCTTTGATCCATCAGGAGGAACCGGCTCAACTGCGTATTTGACTTTGGGATCTGCTGCAAGCCAATTAAATTCTTCGGAAGATTCTCACATTACTAATTTTTATTATAGAGTAATCCCCTCAACTGCAACTGCAACTTTAACAACTAGCGGCCCATCTTCAGTTTCGATTTTTCCGTTTGCTGCTACTGGTGGAACCGGAGCAACCCCAGCTTCTGTCCCTGGTGCTCCACCTCCTTTGGTTGTTTCTTTTGTGGTAGCAACCGGACCATAAACTGTAAAAAGCTATTAGAATATGCCATCAACAATAAATATTTATCAGAGTCAATCTGTATTATATACCGACACTACGAGTGGCGGTTTACCCCCCTATTCTAGACTTTGGAGTTTTAGCGGCGGAAACATTTCTTCAGCTACTGGAGCTACTGCTTTGGTTAGTTATTCAAGTCCGGGGTCATACACAGCCATTCTTACTGTAACTGACGATGATGGGATTACTGCTTCATTTAATAGCTCAAGCGGCATAGTGGTAAACCCTTCAGTAATTACGTCATCATTCACTAGATCACCCTCGAGCGTTTTAATGTCCCAACTGGTGACTTTCACAGATACCTCTACTGGATTACCCTCTGGTCCTACCGGATGGCAGTGGTCTGCTGGTGGCAGCTCGTATGCTACCACCCAGAACTCTACTAGATTATATAATAACTGGCAAAACGTTCCTGGAGCAAATTTAGCTGATGCCGGCGGGACTGTAGTAAACGTTACAATTGCATTACAAGCTTCTAATTCTTTCACGAGTGCTACCTCAACACAAAGTGTCCCATTCTCTAAAATTGGACTTTCGGAGACGAGCATGTTAAATAGAAATTTCCCTGGAGATGTATACGCAAGATATGCAGACGTTTCTTATACTGGAGTAATTTCAAGTTCTTTGGGATATCCAACACCAAGCTATGTTTATGAGATTGACTTTGATACCTATGGCACAACTATAAATGGTTTCCATTCAGATTTGGAGGATACCGGGATTATTTTAACTGGATTAACTGGAAAATCTGAGTTTCTACTTACGGGCGTCAGTTCAATAGCTGGATACATTATAGTAAATGATGCTTTATACGCAACTGGAGATCCTGAGATTGCTATAGGAAAGTACATCTATCCTTCGTTGGGCCTCAATAAATTGTTTTTTGCCGATAATGGTGCGGCTGGAAATATTTCTGACCTTATTAACTCCCACAACTGGACAACTAGTCTCGTTGCTTCTATTTTGGATAATATTCATCCGCAGTTAAATTCTGCCCAAGGTATTTACTATGGAATAGTTTATCCGTCTTCTGCATATAATGGAGGAAGAAATCCGATTGTTTACTCTCCCCAATATTTGAACTCTGTCGGTGCAACTGGTGAAGTTGTGCAAGTCGAGATATCAGTAAATTCAGGCTCATTTCTTGTTATCTGTGATTTTGATGGAAACACTGGCGAAGGTAGCGAACTTGGGGGTGATTATTATACTATGCAAGACGTAGGTCCAAAAGTTGGAATAGCATCTATGCTAAATTCTTCCATAGCAGCATCTTCGATTCCGGGCGGAACTGGGTCATTAGAGTTTTTTGATGACCAATCATTAAATATTTTCCCAGCTAGCACACCAGCCAATTATAGTGGTTTAAGACTAGAGGTAAAAACTAACGATATTTTCGATGTCTCAATGACCGATAATATTGAGGTGTTAAACATTGCTTATAGTTTAAATCTATATCCGGTTTTTTATAAGTATACCGGTACTACTCAACCTTCCTGCATTGGTATTCCTCCAGAACTAGATTTAACCAACCTGGACTATTTCCAAAGGGGAACCAATATTACCTATGGTAACTCTATTTACTAACCAAAGATAAATACTCTAATGCCAGCTACTTTTTTATACATTAATGATGCTACCCTAGATTCTTTTGGAGACGTTTGGGCTGTTGGAAGGGATTTGACCAAATATGATGGGAGTGATTGGAGTTATTTTAATTCCCAAAATTCTGTCGTTCCGTCGAATGTCCCGTATTTTCTTGATACTAGATCCATTTCAATTGATACTGATAACAAAAAATGGGTCGGGTGTGCTGTTACAGCTTCTCTTTCTCAAGATATTGTTTTCGTGGCGGAGGGACAACAGGCAGCAACCGGTGCTTCTTGGAACATAAATCAGTTTGGAAATCTATTAACCACATCTCCCAATTGGGAGGTTCCAACAATTTATGCAAGTCCTTATGCTCAAGAGGTTTTGGCCTTTATATCTCCTCTTAACGGCGGAGCAGGAACAGGGGGAACCGCAAATACCGGCGTTACCGGAGGGTATCTTTGGAGATATGATAAAGTTAGTGAAATCTGGTCAGAAGTTTCCCCGGGATATACCTGGCCACATATTTATGAAATAAGCTCTAAAGGTGAAGGTGGAGATTCTTTCCATTATTATATTTCAACTGACGACGGACTTCAAATAATTCCACCAGGTAAGTTAGACAATTCTACTCTTAATGATGGCACAATTTATATTCCACAATTAAGAAAACTAAACTCTTTTACATCAGGTATTGGTGGAAATACTGTTTATTCGGTTTCCTTTGATGAGAATGGAAACTATTGGGCTGGCACTGAAAATGGAATATCATACTGGGATGGCAATAAGTTCTACTCGTGGAATTTTGGATCTGGTGATGGAGTAACTAAGGTTGTGTCTAGAAAAAACGGACACGTATTTTTCAGAGTGGGCGATCCTTTCTTGATAACATCTACTACTGTTGGGTTCTATCATTTTAATGGAGATACCTTCACACAATACAACACTAGCAACTCTAGTCTACCTAATGATAGGGTTATTTCTTTAATGCTTGTCGATGAAAAGTCTACATCAGGATCCCTTACAATTTATGAAAACGATCTCTGGATAGTTGCTGGTAATAACATTTCTCTTTTTGATTATGTGATGCCTCACGTTTATGGTACTTCTAAGTATACCGGCACCACCGGTTGGAACTTTGTAGATTATGCATACACTTCCCAAGGAGGCACTACAGACACTGCTAGAATACCTAAGGCTAACAAATATACTTGGGAATATCCTTCTTGGAGGCCATATGATAATCAATATTTAGAAAATTTGCATCCTGGATTAGACCCCAGGAATTTATTCTTGGAAGCTGATTTTAAGGACATAGCAAATGGAAGAGCAGGAACCCAAAGTTATTGGGACAAGGGACAAATAATACCGACTGAGGACCAGAATTTAAGGAAACTTATTCCTGATTCAGATTGGTTAGATGACACTACAAACTACAATGTTACTTCAGTTTCTAAATTTAGAGATATGAATGTTGTAACCGGATTTGGTAACTCTGCCACAATAGATCTTGGAGAGTTAAACAACAACTACCCATCTTTCACTCTTTCCAATCCAAATCCTACAAATTCAGTTGGAGGAACAGCTAATGTTGGATTCGTAGCTTTGTATAACGATGGAGGTCAAGTCCAGTCTGTCATACCTTTTCGGGGGTTTGAAACTAAAGTTTATAGAGCACTTCCTTCCTCGGATGATTCTTCCCTTTATATAGTCGGTACATTCAAGAAGTATATAGAATTCTCTGAACTTGTATTTGCTTCAAAGTATCCTGGTGCTGCACTAATGAATGCTACTGGTGTTACTGGACCTACCGGTGGACCCGTAGGATTTTCCAATATAGCAACCCCAGGATTAACAGGATCTGGACAATATCCATGGATTCTAAACGGTGCAACTGGTGCAACAAGCGGAATATTTCTACCCGACACCAGTTTCTTCGAAGATCGGGAAGCATTGTTCATAGCAGAAATTGAGGTCGATCTTGGAAACAAAGTAAGCTACGGGGATATTGATTTTTCCCAGGTTAATGCCCCAGCTTCCCAATTTTGTCTAAAAGGATTTAGGTATTTCCCGGGAGCAAGCGGTAGTTTTGACCCAACAGGGGTAATAGATTCAAATTTCCCAACCCCAGCAGATATCAGCAAAGTTGATTTATCTATTTCTAAGAATTCAGTTAGAATCACATCTAATTACATCGGCGGAATTTCAACTCTTAAAGACGGCTGGACCGGACAAAGTGATTTCCCATATTCCCCTGAATTTGTTTTCTCTGCAAAACAATCTGCAACAGGATACTACGATTTCAGTGGATCTGTGATTGATTTAGATTCATCTCTTTCTTTAAGAAGTGGGTTTACTGTTGGGTTATCTGGTGGTGGCACTTCTACTCTGGATAATATTACTTCCCTTGAGAATGGATCTACGTATTTACTAACTGGAACTTCAACTTATTCGGTAAGTGCTAATCAGATTTCCTTATCCCACCCAAATCCTGGTTATTCTTACCCTTTCTTTATACTGAATGATATTAATAATCAGGGTATAACTGGTGCCTTCGTTCAAAATAGCGGATCTACTGGTTCATCCTATACTACCTGGTATAATACTGTTAAAGGATTCAAATCTTTAGAACAGTATTATTTAAATGCTCTTTACACTGACACCGGATCACTCTCACCATCTAATGGTAATCCGGGATTCTTTGGTTCAACTGGAAGCTTGAACATTCTAACACTATCTATAAAACCCGGTGGGGGATATTCACCTGTTTCTACTTATGAATTCCTCGATGAAAATTATGGCAGTCCTTTTCTTGCATCAATTAGTGACCAAAGTGATACAGTAGATAATGGAGACCAGTATATTTCTTTGTATTATCCATATAACCCTGGATTGACTGGGAATGGCCATATGATTTTAAAGAGAAATGTCTCTGGCACTTATGTTGATGAGTTTTCCACCTTTTCGATTGGAAATACTGGGGACCAGTCACAGCTTAAATTCTATGTAGATAAAGATTTAGATGTCTTTGTTGCTGGATCTAATTCTGGAGGAACAGGTCCTTCCAATCTACCTTATTCTCCTGCTACCGGCTCGTTCGTTTCGTTCTTAGAGAGCTACAAGCCGGGAACTGGTATAGATCTTGGTAACATTATTTCAAGAGCCGGTACAGCAGCTTGGAACTGGGTTGACGTTCACAATTCAGATTCCGATTTATTTGTACCACTTCTCTCAACTATTTTCATGAACAACTACGATTCGAAGATCTTTGGGAAAAATAATAATAGATGGGTACTGGCAAACTCTGTGACTGGTGAGGTTCTTTTGGATGTTATAGACGTGGATTATTTCATTTACACCTTTACAGATTCTGGATATTACTCCATTCAAAATAGCGTAGAAGATTGTGCGGGTAATGTATATGAAATATCTAAGCCAGCATTTATAAAGGTTGTAAATCAAACTATACCTAGACCGGACGATCCTAACCCAGAATTTGTTAATTCTTATGATTATGGATTTGTCCAGCCATTCATTGGGCAAGGATCAGAGTATGATAAGCTTGGAAAGGATTTAAGTGAGCAGCAGAAAGAAATAATGCTACAGAACTTGGTTCCGTTCGGTTCTGCTTTGATTATCCTTGATAATCCTGACGCAACTTTTAATCCTATTTAACTATAGGAATAAAGAAGTCTTAGTACTTCGTCCAATGCAGCATGTCTGTGATTGTCCTTCAGATTTATCGTGTAAACGTATTTGGAATTTTTGAGTTTAGGAACCTCGTGGATTGCTGAGTCGTTGTTGAACTTGAGATCAATTTGCTGACCATCCCCGCAGAGTATCATTATGGAGTTTTTACCCAATCTACCTAAAACCATTCCCAATTGTTGCTTAGTCAAGTTCTGAAACTCATCAACTATAACAACCGCATTTTCAAAGGTTCTTCCCCTAAAGTGAGTAAGAGAAACAAGCTCGATGATTTCTTCTTTCTCTAGCCTTTCGAGGTGCTCTGTCCTCGCATAGGCCTTTCTCATATTTGAACGAATAGGAACGAGCCAAGGTTCCATTTTTTCTTCTAATGATCCTGGTAAAAAGCCATTGTCCTCGTTTGAAACCGTTGGTCTAGTGATAACTATTTTTTCGCATTGTTTTTTTAACAACAGATCCAGAGCAATTTGAACTGCAAGGAGAGTTTTTCCACTACCAGCCTTACCTGTAATAAAATTAAACGGGTGTATAAGAATCTGTGCCTTTGCAATTTTTTGTTCATCCGATAGACTAATAGAGAATTTACTTTTTTCGGTCATTATTTGTTTTTATTTGTTTTTATTGTAAGTGATTTGCCAATCATAGGTTTCAACTAGATACCTAAGCATTGGCCCTTTGGGATGTCTTATTTGTTCCCAAAGATTATGTTAGTCTCTATCATTGCTTGATTTGTGTGAATAATTGAATTATTCTTTAGATACATGTTTTAGTGTTTGAAAATGATGTGATATATATTCCAAATTAATAGGAAGAAAAAAAATTTAAAAGATGGCGACAGTAAACACTACTTCCATTCTAGGATCAGATTCAATTTCAGGATCAAGAACAACAATAAATTCCAACTTTTTGCTTCTGCAGAACTGGATTAATAATTACTACACTGTATTTGGGCTTGACACCGTAAATGGAATCATCGATCTTACGGGAGCATCGACAGGAAGAATCTCTGCAAAAACAGGTAAATTCGATTCTATTATAGTTCCAAGCGGAGGTACAGCTTTGGCACAAATAAACTCGTCTGGAGCAGGATCCTTTGCTAGTTTATCTACCACTGCTCTTTCAGCAAGTGGTATTATAACTTTTGGGCCGGGATCGACACTAACCCAAACGGGAACATCAACTTTTACTGGTAATACCACATTGAGTGGGGCAACAACATTGAATGCACTAACCACTTTGGGTCCTCTTGGAAATTTTGCTAGTCAAAATTCTGTTGGAGCCAGTGGAGCTACCGCTGGTACAGCATTCCCTGATTCTGCAACAGGCGGAGGTGGTGGTAGGGGAACATCAGTTTCCAACCCTTACTTTGTCACTGGTCTCGAAGATGTGATTTATGCTCAGTGTTCTTCTGGATTTTATTTGAGTGTTGGTACTACTGGTGCTACTGCAGCAAACTTGCCTGCAGGGTTAAGAATTACGATTATAAATACTGAAACTTCAACAGGATCTATTTTAACCGGAGTTCAAGGTTCGAATTATACCGGGTTTAATACTGTTGTCGGATACGGTCAGTTCCCATCAACTGGAATCACCGTTGATGCAAACAGACCTTACCAATCATCTGTACAGCTTCAGTGGGAACCTAGAGTTGGTAAAGGAACTGGTAGCCAAGAAGGTTCTTGGGTGGTTCTTTCAGCAACTAATATGTCTTGGACTTAATAAAATATAAATCATAAATGGCAAAAACCCCATTTATTAGACCTCTTCAAGTACAGGGTGGAACGTTTTACGCTTTTTCCTCCGCTGCAGAAGACCTGTCTTTTACATTCAATAATTCGGTAAACAAATTTAAGTTTTCTAAGTTTGCACTCCTAAACATTCCTGACATCAATTCTGGGGATCCCTTAGGAAACAGCTTAAAGCTAAACGCTCCTGACAGTGCATTCCTTGATTTGGCGACAGGTGCTGGAAATATTATTACTGGAAATGCTAATATAGATTTTTCGCAGAGCTTCCAAAGTTACTGTTTAAATCTCGAGACAACTATTCTTAGCTCTGATGATTATGACTCTAATTTAAAACAGAATATTTCGGAGAGAGTATTTTTCAAATGGCTTAAAGAACTAGGCGGAATTAGATTCCAACCAGCTTCTTCTAGCCAGGTGGTATCTGCCTTGGACCAGAACACAGTTCTTACTATTAATAACTTACCCGTTACTCAAAAAAGATATGTCGAGGGAGACCCTTCTGGAGGAACCGGGTCATTTGGACTTACCGGCTCTACCTATAATAGGGTGGTTCAGTATGTTGGAAGCCTGGATATTGTAAATTCAGTAAAGAATAACAATAACACCTACTCCGAGGTTTATGTGTATGTACCAACTAAGGATGGTAACTCGCCCACGGTCTTATTTAAAAATGTTGTTGATCAGAATTACTATCCAGATTATCAATGGACTAATAGTCCACAGGACCCGTTAGATAGTGAATACCTAACTGGAAGATCCTATGACGAATTTAATCCTAGCGGTTTAACGAACTTAGCAATTTTTGACGATGATGTTTTAGGATCACCTAGCGTTACTTTTGAAGACACCACTAATGGATCTACAGGAAGTGGTAACTGGTACACTCCAAGGGATACTGCAAATACATATTTCTCAGATTCTACATTTACTGATCCAACATCATTAATACTCTCCAAGTCAGCTTCTGGAGCAACCGCAGGTGTTGGATTTCAAAAATACGTAAGAACCAGATTAGATTCGGTTGGGATTGATTTCGACCCGGATTCATACAAGCAAATCGTTGACGATGCTTCTATCTCAACTTTGGAAGAATTTAATTCTACATCTCTTTCACAGGACTTTGAGTTTAACTGCGTTCTTATTTATTACGATGTGTACGACCCAGCAGATCCAACCGATTCTGCTACGAATTTGTACGGTGTTCTTTTCCTTGATGATGTGCAGACGACAGGTAGCGGGATTTACACCATTCCTCCTTTTAAGAAATTTAAACCAAATATTGTTACTAAACTAAACGGTAACTCTTACGGTTTAAAGATCAACATTAAGTTTGATGTAGACGTAGATCAAACCGGTGTAGAGCAGGCAATTAACGACTACTCTCCTTTCTCCTTGACTATGTTTATGGATGCAGTAAACGTCCTTCAGGATGCTTCTAGCACACTAAATAATAATGCTTCAAGCTATATTTCTTTGGAGGATAGAGTTTCGAAAATGGAGAATTTGATGCTTACGTCGGACACTTCTCTCACTCTAGATAGAAGAATTAACTCCTTAGAGTCTACCATAGCTGCTAACCAGGCTTTGTTTAGCAACACACAAGCCGTTATGGGCTTGATTAATCAAAATTACGAGTTAATTAGGGCACTAATAAACAACGAAACCTCTGTTGAGGTTTCTTATAATCTTGATTTAATTAAACAAGGATCTGGAATTTTAGTTGATCGCTCAGTTCCTAATGAGTTGACGATCTTAAACGATAATGAAGATTATAATATAGGAAATAACCTTGGTGTAGTCACCTTGCAGAATTTGTCCCCTAATTTGGTACCCCTTAGAGGTTTCGGTAATTATATCAAACACGTAAATAACGGAACCCCAATTTCTCTGACCTCAGATCTGGTAATTAGAATTGACGATTCTTTGATTAATTGGAAAAAAGGGCAAAGTTTCAAGTTTGGATTTGGGGACCAAATATACCCTGGAGACTTCAATATAACATTCCTAACAAACTCGGTAGGAAAATATCCGATTGCAAACCCAACTGGGGTTGCTTACTCTAGCCTTATAATCTCCCTCGTAGATCAGGATGTATCTTCTTATGACTATATGCCTGTCATAGAGATTATTTGCGTAGACAGTGAAAATTTAATTTTCCAAGTTGACATTATCGGTAAGAGTTTAACAAACAATGGTTAAAATTTCAATAAAAGAATAAGATGGCTTCTACACAAAACTCAATAAGTTCTTTGGTAGCTCAGTTTTTGAGACTACAGAAAAATGCATTAGAAATTATCAACGGACTAAACGAGGTTGCTACTTCTACTAACGATAATGTTCAGATCGAACTTTTGGACGAGTCCGGGCTACCAACTTTAGCCAGTATACCAGCTTATGGATATTTAAGAAGCCAAATTGAAAGGATTGATTCTAATATTCAATCCTTAGCAGGATTGGGTGATAACTTTGCTACTGTAAGAAATCCAGACGGAACTTACAGCCAAATCTACAGAGCTGAACCAATTAAAGATCCGGCTCCTCTCCAAAACCTCCAGGTTCCAAGCACATTTGCTACAAGAGACAATTGGTTTTTTGAAAGTTTTCTAACTCCACTTCTTTTTATAACTATCGATGTTACTGGCCAGGTTGCTGAAGATGCTGATAGAGTTAGAGTTAAAAGAATTATTGCAAACACAAACACTGATGAAAAGAAAGCTTACTTTGATCAAAATCTTAAGGGAAGGAACGATTTGTCAGAGCAGGCTTTCACTAATGATCTTCTTAATGCCGGAATAGATTATTTTGTTGACGAAGATAATCTAGATCTTCCTTTGAGAACTATAAGAAACAAAGGTTCTTTTGGAGTGATTTCATTTTTTGATGATATTGTTACTCTTACTGATTCTAACGGAAATCAGACTAAAGAAACCAGAAGAAATTATAAGCTTACCTCGGTTAACTATACTGACACAACATCTAATGTCCAGAACGGTAGAACGCTGGCAGTAGGAAATACCCTCCTAACAAGAGATGGTAGTAGATATGAGATTACCTCAATAAACATAGAGGAAACCTCGGTCCAGTTAAAGAGAACCTCTGGTTATCAACCTGTTGAAATAGGTGAGAACTCACTTACACTTTCTTCGAATCAACTAAGCCCAAGAATAATCCAGGTCAATGTTGGATTTGATGAAAGACAAGGAATTTTCTTTAAGCAAATAGACGACAACTATAATATTGTTGGTTCAACTTGGTCAACGGGGATTGTTTTCTTTAGCAATGAACTAAGAATTAATACAGATTCTGGTGTACAAACCCTTGAACAGTTTTATTTGACCTCCGTTGCTGATCTTGGTCAAATTTTCTTAGGAATGGCCAAAGAAAAAAAGATAAATGCAATTAGTGGTCTTTCCCCGGATGCACCAGCTCTTGCAGAAACCAATTTTAGGGTTGTTCAAATAAACACCCAACTAACACAAGGAACTGACGCTCAGACTTTAAGTGAAAAAGTATCCCTAAAATCTACAATTCAGTCTGAAATTCAGCAATTGGATAACTCCATTGGTAAAACTAGATCTGATATAAATTCTGTTTCTAATCCAAGTGTTTTACAAGCAGGAAACGGAAATAGCACAATCCCTAGGGTGGTTTCTTCTAATTTAAATGCTACAAATCAGAATACAAATGCCCTTCAAGCTAACCTCAATTCACTTACGGAACAAAGAACACAAAAGCAGCAACTACTTTCTTCAGTAGTTTCTGATATTACGACTCTTTCTGAAAACAACCCGCAGTTAAAAGTAGAGCCTAAATACAGGGTTAGAGGTTTCTGGGCAATTCCACCCGCCAAAGAAAGTCCAGTAACTGGACCACAAAGTGTAATTCAGTTTATCATTCAATATAGGTATCTTTCTGAAAGCGGAGCTGCTCCCTCGATCCAGCAAATTAACTTCTTAGATAACAACGGACAACAAAAGACTGGTGCTTTCTCAAACTGGAACGAGTTTAAATCGGAAATTCGTAAAAAAGTGTATGACCCCAACAGTGGAACTTATGTTTGGGCTCCAGAGGATACTGATAACGCCGATGCTAATAACATAAACCAGCTGGACATTCCTATAACCAAGGGGGAGAGAGTTGAGATAAGAATTAAATCGGTTTCAGAAGCGGGCTGGCCAGATAACCCGGTTACCTCCGATTTTTCACAAGCTGTGGTTATCTCTTTCCCTGCTGATGCATCAACACAAAGCACTACAGAGAGTGTAAGCTCTAATCTCAAAGACGAAGCAGTATTAGCAATTCAACAAGATTTGGCAGCTAAAGGAGTTGATGGTCTTCTGACCAGGCAGGTTACTGTTGGAAATAAGACATTCTACCTTGATGCTGTTTCAGTATTGAGTGGTTTCTATGATTCTGCTGGATCCCCTCTTGACTTATTTCAAAAAATTACTGAACTGCAGGACCAATTAAATTCTTTACGTGCTGTTGTTGAAAGAGCAACTGGAACCCTTCAAGTAACCGTGGTGGATACTAACGGAAACTCTCAGATTGTTACAAACGGATCAACCATTAACCTTAACGGAGGTTATTACAACCAGATCTTTAGCAACGCTACAACAACTGATGCTGGTAAGATTGCAGCTGGTGTTTATGAAATTAAAATCACGAACACTACAGCTGGTCTCTTAGAGCTTTCCTCTATACTACCTGGTGGACTAGATACGATTGCAGGAAGCTCTAGCACATTTAGCTTACCCAGTGGATATAGCACAAATTTGAGATACGGTGAAACCCCAATTTCAATCACATCGCTTACGACTGCCGATATAGTTCCTGTCGGGTCTACGGGTGGGGCTGATAACGAATCTCTAACCCAATATAGGCAAGCACCTCCTTATGCTTCTGGAAATTCTAACAGCCAGTTCGCTTATCCCAGGTGGAAATCCGTTGGATACGATTCTGACAATTATATAGTTCCCTCCGCTTTTGCATCTTCTTACTTATATGACGGGGATTCTTCAGGGCTCCCTAGGAACGGTAGTCAGTTGCTTCCTTATGACCCTAGTAATTCTGGCGTTCCTACCGCATCCGGAACTAATTCCAATGTTTGGGATGGTGGTATTACAGGTTCTACCGGTAATTACGCAGGACTAGGAAACGGAACTCTTAGCGAATTTTGTATACACAAGAATCACCCGGCTCTTTCTTTGGGTCTTCAATTTGATAATCTTGTTAAACCAGATTACTCTGGCGGAGTGGTAGTTTACCCTTTCTTCAGGCATTCGGACTATTTCTACACTGATCAGACAATACAGGGATACCTCACACAACTTGGATATCAACCAGCACAAACTGATTTCGTTCAAGGTGCAACTGCTTCTAGAGAAGATTCGATGTACCCTAATAAATTAGGATTTATTGATAATGATGAATATTTAATTGGTAGATACACGTGTGGAGCTTATCTTTTCTTGGGTCCACCAACTTCTTCTTCTGTTCAGGTCGAGGGATCAACTCAGCTTGCATCTAAATATGTTCAAACTGGTGATAGCAATTCTATAAATATTCCTCTGGTATTCCAATTCAGAGCTAATGACAAGTTAGGATTTATTGGTGGATTTAGAGCAAATGGAAATCCAACTAACATTTCTTACACTAAGAAGATAGGAATAGACATTCAGGTTAGAAACCAAAGCCCATTTTCTTTTGATATTCAAGTGACTGGAAAATTCAAGAATGATACCCTGTCTTCCCCTAACTTCTCATCAACTGCGGTGAAAGTTGGGTAAGGTAAATATATTAAGATACTTAAAAGATAAAGTAAATGGCTGCACCTAAACTATTCGATTTTAATTCATCTTTTGGGTTAACTCGTGTGAATCCTAAATTAACCGGTAACGTAAAGGTTACTATCGATTCTAGCGAAGGTGTATGGTTGAATTCTTTTAACGTAAATCCAGCACTAAGCTCAGAGAAATATAAGAAATTCCAGGTCACAGGAAACCAAACATTTGCCAATGATATTTATAATTTTTTTGGTAAAGGCTCGGTACCAAATGATCTTATTTTTCAGGTAGGACAGTTCACAGACGGTAGTAACAAATCTGTTGAAAACTTCCAAAGTCAATATGACTTTTTCTATGGATCCGGTGCTTCTGCTTTAATAGATAAGAATTATACCGAAAATTTCAGCTATCTACAACCTCTTTGGCTGAGAGATGAACTCCCCGAATTTTTCGTTATTTTCAAGCTACCAGATCCGCTAAGTTATCCATACACTCAGAATGTAACAACAATAGAGGACGGGAAGCAATATAAAGTTATACAGTCCGCTAATTCAAGCGAACCATTTACAATTTCCTATGGACTGGATACCCTTGGAAGCCCTTCGATATTTGGTGAAAATGAGATCTTTACTGGTAATCCCCTTGATACTACATACACGATCTTATCCGGGTCTGGTAATGTTGCCGAAATGGATGAACTTAAATTCCAGGGACAGGTTGATGATGTACAGTCCTTTTTTAATGCTAAGGTCCTTCCTTATGCAAGTGTAGTTGCTACTTTTGATTTAAGAGAAGACACCAATATCGGAAAATATATTCGATCTATAGTAAACGACAGGGCTTACAAGGAGTCTCCTATAGACTTTTCTTTCCAACTTAATACCTACAGTTACTTTAATGGAGTAAGTGTCAAAGACGGAGTTTTAACAAGCAAAGGCGAACTTCTTTACAACTATCTAATTTCTCCTGAATCTTCTATACAATCAGATTTTGAAGAATATGTGACGAACGGGTTTCAGAGAAATGGGATGATCTCACCTAATGTCTTGAATTTGGAATTTTTATTCAATGATAACGATTCAGATCTTTACACTATTAACAGGTATTTCGGATTTTATGTTTCCAAAAATGATCTTGGTGAATTTAATTTAAACGGTGACTTCTTTTATAAATTCAAGAATAGCCAAGGGAATTTGAATCTGCCAAAGCCATCTAGAAACAATACCGGATATTACGACAGCAATACAACTTCTTATCAAAGTAGCACCGGCGGGGTCAGACTTTATTATCAGGATTCTACCGGATGGATTCCCGGATCCTATGATACTAACGTTTCGAATCCAGAGAAACTTTTCTATATTACTGATAAGAATGATAATTTCTATTCCCTTAAAAGATTTGAAAATTACCAGTCGAATGGATCCTGGTCAAATAACACCCCCGATTATGCACAGTATGGATCTTACGATGGCCAATCATTCGGTACAACTGGAAATCCTCAATTAACAAGTGGTTCCGTTGTAATATCTAATAGGTCTGTAAATCTAAGCAACTTCACCGGTGTTGGTGAAAAACTTGGTTCTTTTGCAGGAATCTTGCCATCGAAGAATGGACAAGCAAATATTGGAATTGAGTTTCTTAAACCGCTTGACTTCGATCAAGAGGTGGTATTTAAGGTTTTCTGGCCTAATGGCTCGTTGTCTGAACCAGCTGGAAGGTATGATTTAATTAAGTCGGGAGAGTTCGGAGGAACCCTAGTTGGTTGGAAAGCTGGATCTTCATATAATATCGGCGACCAGCACTATTTTAATGCTCTTGATGGTGAAGGATCAGATCTTGCAAAAGGATTCTCTGAGTGTATCTATGATATAAGTGATGTAGTTTGGGATTCTGCTCCATCATCAAAAACTTCGATAATTAGAACCAAAGCTAGCGGTTCTAAGCTGAATTCTGAATTTAGAGTTGCTGTCTTCGACGACTATAATGATTTTTTGACATATTATGTTGGTGTTTGGAATACTAATTCTGGATACTCTGCTGGTAATATTGTTTATCTAAATGGTGAATATTATGAGGCTCAAAATAATATCCCACCTGCAACCCCAGGGAACCAGAACGATACCCCATCGGCAGATACAACGAATTGGGATCCTTTTAATACCTTTTCGGAAAATGGTTACATAAAGATTGGAGGACTGGATGCCTCTGTTATTACCGGTGCATCCCCATTCGAGGGTGGAACCGACTACCCTTTATCCAGGGTTGCTTTCGATATTAAGGAAAATGATAAAATTGTTGCTGGATATTGGATAGAGGTAGAAGGGGGAAGAGGCATAACCGGAGGTGTTTCCCAGATAGATTCAGTTACTAGATACGTAGATAATCCTATAATTGATAGCTCAGGACGAGTGTCTGCTTTTGGAGGATATCAGGAGCTTTTGGTTGCTAACCTTTCTAATCAGAAGGCTGTAATTAATCTTGGGTCTAATAATAATTTCAATGTATTTGAAATGCCCAAAGTTAAAACCGGTGCATTTTCTTTCTTTGATCTCAAAGAATTTGACTTTGACTTTTGGTCCTCGAGTTACGGAATTACACCCACCCCCGAATTTCAAAGATATTTCCAATTGGTACCTAATCAAGCAGGTCAAATAAAAAATGGGGTAAAATATTTCGTTAGATCTGGACAGGTGCTTGTCAACCAAGGAACTGTCGGGCAAGCTATTTTACAATCGGGTCAAGTTTTCGTGGGAACCTCTATTGATTTCTTCGAAGATTTGGGGGTAATCACTACTGGTGTTTCTTCCGTGTTGGTTCCTGCTATTTTTACACAGATTCCCTGGATCAGTACTTCTTCAACTTACGATCCTTCTTTAATAGATGCAGAGCAAAATCTAAATTCATTTAATGGATTTTACGGTATCCAATCAATTAACTCAACTGCATCAATATCCTCAGCAAACACAAAAGAGTATATTTTTAACTACGGAAAGCTTGATAATGAATATAATTATCTGGAAGAAAACTACACTAGACCTAGAGCTAACAGATCTAAAATAGTTCCTTATATCAATAAATGGGGATATTTAGGTGGAACTGACGCCAGAGGAAATAAATATCGTTTGAACGTATCACCAGCATTTAGTCCAACTAATTTTTCCCCAAGTTTTCAAAGAGAAACACCAGATACGAGATATTTGACACATGAATGGATGTTACTGGAGGGGGTACCTCAGGAATTTCCAATAGAATCAATATCTGAACAAAACAGTTATTTGCCCAGCAAGGTGGATCTCTCTATCATACGAAACGCAGACCCTGCCAATGCTCTTTATTTTTCGTCATTTTTTACTATTGATCCTAATGATTATCCGGCTCCGTACAATTTATCAACAAATTCAACTAAGGAGTTATTTACTCCGTTTGTTTATAATTCTTCGACTGGATTCTATGACACGCTTTTCAGAGGCGTGAAAATATCTTTGAAAAGAAGGAGCACATTGGAAAATCCACAAAGCGATCTTGAAAAATATGTACCCAATTTCAGAGGATTTGAAGACTATAAGTTTGCTTGTATTTTAAGAGCAGTTCCGGAGAACTCAACAGATATTCAGGCACCGGTTTCTTATGAGATTATTGAAAATACCCAACAAAAATCTATCCTCTTTGTTTGTTACGTAGTCATCAAAGATTATAGAGCTTTGCCTCTTGGATATACTGGCGGAACTGGGGGAAACCCAGTTTTGGACTATCTCCTACTGTACAGTTTGAGCGACAAAAAGAAAGATGCAGGAATAGGAACAACTGGATCAACTGGCGGATCTATACTATATGAAATAGATGACATTAAGCTCAGTGCTGCTTTAGATCTTTCAATGACTTCTGGAAGCTCTGTGACAACTACAACAAATCCCGGATTTATCTATACTATCCCAAATTCTTCTTATGATACCGACCTTAGAGAAGAAATAAATCTCATCTACCCGGTTGGGGCTACTGCTTCTATCTCACCAACCGGAATTGGAAGTTTCTCTGTTCCTGATATCAGCTCCACCTACCCTTGGCCAGTCGGTAGATCTCAAAATTTGGTTAGCTTTGGTCCTGTTGGTACCAACTATACATTCACAATTCCATTTGCTTTCTCCTCTCCGGTTACTGTTCCGATTGGATCGGGGAGCATTTATGCAGGAAACCCAGTATTCCAGGTGGGAGGGGGAGAGAAATATTTTGATTTCATTTTAAGACGTATTTCGCTATCTCAAATAGCATTGCGTGTTAATAACGAAAGCCCCTATGTCACATATAAGTCTTATGTGTGGAATGATGCAACACAGGCAACTGAAGAGAGAACAGATTTCTTCCAGATAAATCTAACCCCTCCTACAGCGCTACTGAGACCTAACGGTACCTTCCCAGTTGCTGATTTCTCTGGCCCACAAACTCTTGGTCAAAATGAACCTACTGGATATGTTATAAATTCAGGGGGTAATGCTTATTCAACGGATCTTCTTAGATACGCTGGTCCTTATGAACCTTTATTTAGAAAAATTATTAAATTCAAAAACGATAAGACCGATACAATCAATGGATTTAGTTCTGCTGACCTAAGCTACCGGAACTGTACATTTGCACCAGAAAGACAAGATTTTGGAATTCTCAAAAATCTAAATTATAGTAAGGTTTCTTTGGGAAGAAATATTTTGGAAAAATCTGCCAATCTCCCAACTGGACCTGTTTATCCTTTAATAGGGGAAACCCCAATAGCTCAAAAGAATCTTTCCCTTTTCCTTTCTTCCTGGGACCCTGGATATTATAACCTTTATTCAAGTTCTACCTCAAACACACCTGTTGCAGGAACAAGAACTATGAGTGAAAGAAAGAGCTTTTTTGGATCCAAGATGATGCAAACCCCGTATACCATTAACTCTTATACTTTTATCGCCTTAGAAGTCTCTAGAACAACCGGACAAACAGATATACAATTTATAAACAACGAAGCTAAAGCTGCTCTTGTTGCAATTCAGAATATAAATCAACAAACATCAAATACTGGAATTGGCCAACTAGGAACGGTTCTTTCGAGTGTGGATTTGCCAGTTTTTGACGAGGGTGTTTATCCAGACGTAGAGGTATTTTGGCAAAAAAATGAGATTACAAATACGCTTATTGGTTCTATCAGGCTGGACAGGATACTAAGAAGATTCCTTTTAAATGCTGGGATTAGCAAAGTCTTCATTGACAATATGATTAGTGAATTTGGAGTAGGTGACCCGGAAAATCTTAATGATGATGTGAAAGCGTACATAGATCAAAATATTGTTCCTATCTATCAGGGAATTGCTTTCGATTTGTATGTAAAGAAAACAGGAACAGAATTATCTTCAACCGAAATTCTTCTTAGAGGTGATTTGATAAATCCAGATAGAATTAGATATTCTTATTATTTAGAGCCTAATTTTAAACTTACAAAAAGAAATGCTCTCTCTTATTCCTTTGAACTCCCATTAGAAAGCGGTAAAAACTATTCCACAACATTCTCTTTTAGGATAGAGAAAATCTAAGGTCATTGACTTAGTTGAATATATAAACAAAGTCAAAGAAATAACATGCCGAACTTAGCTATTCAAAGTTTAAATTTGGGTGACTCCCAAGAGGTTATAATCGATAAAGTCAATTCTAATTTTGATTCGATTGTTGTAAATGGTGGTGGACCCCAAGGGGGCAAAGGTGATCAGGGCGAGCAAGGTTCTATTGGTCAAGCTGGACCTAAAGGAGATCCAGGCCAAGAAGGGGTAAGAGGTACTAGATGGTTTGTACAAAGTACAGAACCTACAGGAGGACCCGGAGATCCCATTTTAGTTGGGGATTACTGGGTACAAACACTTAGTAACAATTCCGTGTTTGAATATTCTGCTCTAGGCTTTGTTGACACCGGAACTAATTTAAAAGCTTCTGAAGTTTTTGAATTAGTTGCGAATATAGCTGGCCCAACGGGAAATAAAAACGCTATTGTTATTAGCTCTCCCTTCCCAGATTTAAATACTGTTGTTTTAAGTGATGCTGTTCCCACTACCGCCACCGCTAATCCAACATACTCGAAACTTCTTATTTCAACTAACGGAACTAATGATTTCCCAATCCTAGAATTTTCTAAAACTAATGCACCTGGGATTGGAACACCTGCAGATTACAACAGACACCCTCAATTTAGGTGGTTGAGCCCAGCTGGTACAAATTATGATTTGCTTTTTACAGTACCCCAGGATAATTTGGAAATAAGGTCTGGTGGATCGCTTACCTTACAATCTACTTCATCAACACTTAACATTTTAGGAAACGGTGGAGTAAATATTACATCTGGATCTCAGATGAGTTTTACTTCAGTAAGTGCTATGAGCTTCTCCTCTGGTTCTTCGTTGATGACTATAGCATCTCAGAAGTTTAACCTAACCTCTTCCCTCTTTTCCCTAACTGTTCCGCTAAACATTACTAGCACCTCCCCTTCTACCTTGTTGAATTTGTTAAACAATGGTACTGGCGACACCCTTCAAATCCAATCTTCTAGCGCATCCTCTAGCTATTTCTTACTTAGGCTTCTTTCGGCAGGAACAGAAAGATTTTCTGTTAGAAACGATGGAAAGGTAACATATAATAGGACAGCCAATTTCACTGCAGCACAAACATCCAGCACAGCATCTTATACTGTGACTATTTCTGGAACTACTTACAGTAACTGGTATTACGGGCCTAATTCTGGTACTTCTGGTGGCGTTAATATTTATACCTTTGGTGAGGGTAATGTGATGTATGCAGACTGGACAACAGCAAATAGCAGAATTATTGGCATTCCGATAGTCTCCGGAAATAGTAGTTGGGTTGATTATTTGGGAAACTACGAGTCAATAACTTTAAGATACTATGCTGCTAGCGGTAAATCTTTCAATGGAATATCTTACATGACCGGCTCACCTCCGTCAACCATTGCTCCTTACGACATATTTGTCAGCTCTGCATCTTTTGTCGAGGTTACAATCATGAGGTTGGCCTCGTCTGCCAGCTATAAGATTTATTGGTCGACTTGTTCAGGAGAATGCGGAACACTAGTTTAAGAAGATATGGCAGATTTCAATACTAAATACATATTACCTGGCGACAACAAGGATGAGATTCTGGAAAAAATTAACTATAATTTTTTTCAAACTTTCTTTAATGCTGTTGGTGAGAAGGGTCCAGGTGGAAATATAGGTGCCACTGGTTTAAGGGGTCAAGCGGGCAGAGACGGGGTTGCTGGTGCAACCGGTGATCGGGCATCCAATTGGTATTTTTCCGCCTCTGAGCCTTTAGCTTCCCGATCGCAAGAAGGCGATGTTTGGGTTGATAGTGGTGCTACTGGAGGACAACAGGTTTACCTTTATATCTCTGGATCCTGGGTTTATACCGGGGAAACACTCCTTACCTCTGGCGAGTTTTCTACCTTAATTGGTGCATCTGGACCTGGTGGTTCTAGTGAGAGCAATGTTATTTACATTAACGGTAGTTCTATCGACAAAACATTAGTTTTATCTGACGCTACTGGAACTACTGGATCTTTGAATCCGAATCTTGCTAAGTTACACATATCTACTGATACATCAGCTACCGATGAATTTCCGACTCTTAGTTTTGCTAAAACTTTCCTTCCGCAAACACCAGGAAATATTATTTCCTGGAAGTGGAAGCAGACAGGTGGAAATTTTAACAAGGAGTGGATTTTACCAGGCAATTCTACAATACAAAGCGGTCTCTCTTCGACATATTCGTCCACCGGAGGCACTGCAAACATTTCGTCATCTTCTAATTTAGTTGTTTTGTCGCCCGCTTCTGTAAACTTTACAGGAGCAACCGGAACATCGGGAGCATTTTCTTTAAGTACCCCAAATGTACTGAGTTTTACCTCTTCAAATGTTTCCTTGAGTACCAGTATAATGAGTGTAATTTTGGGAGTAGGTGGTACCGCTTATATAGAAGCTGTTGCATCACCCAGCATCCCTTTGGCTTACCTTGAGGGAAATGGTGGTGGTGCTAGTATACAATCGACCGTTTCAACTAGTGATAATCTATTAAATATAAGGGATGTAAATGCAAATTCAATTTTAAAATCAAGCCGGCTTAATAAGTTTACCTTTGGATCTACTGGTGCTACCGGGTTCAAGAATACCCTCAGAATAAGCACAACAGCACCAAACACATTTCCAACTTTTGCCAGAAGCACATTCACTAATAACTATTTAGATTCCGGATCACCAACAAATGATATTTGTGTTATAACACCAACATATACTGGAAGTTCAAGTGCTGATGGTAAATCAAATAGGGTTTATCTCTCGGTTGGTTCTAATTATTCTTGGGCAAATTCCTTGATATCTAGCGGACAAAGCAGGACATTTGATTTCTTTTTAAATAGTGCAACTTATTCTTTCGGTGGAATTAGGGTAGCTCTGACTGGGGCAGTCACACAAACTGCACAAATTAATGATGCGGCAAGTGGGCCATCAGGATGTCAGCATATAAGAATAACGTTCTTCCACAATAATTCATTCTTCCATTACCAAGCTTTTTCCAATGCATTTTTTTCTTGCGGGTGGATTCAATTTAGTGCCCTAGAGCTTGTTGAGCCTGGGCCAGGTGGGCTTGGAATTGGATAGGAGGTTATCCAGATTTAATAATGAAGATAAATATGTAATTATGAATTTAACAATAAAAGAAAAAAAATTAGCATCAGACCTTAAATCCAGATTTTCGGAAGTAAGGTCCGAAATATCTGATATTGAGAAAGATATGGAGATGTTAACTCACAAAGCAGGAACACTTGTTAGAGAGTTGGAAAAACTTCGAGACGAGGAAAAATCTTTCGTTAATGATCTCTTAAAAAAATACGGGGAGGGAACTCTTGACCCATTTAAACTAGTTTATAACAAATGAATCCAATTTTTACAAAAGCCAAAAGTTTAATTTCTGGCAGAAACATCTCGCTAATATCAGTTGTGGTTTTAGCTCTACTCCTACTAAGACAGTGTGCAATCTCCAACGATGCAAAAAAAGAAGCTGAAAGGGGCCTTCATAATCTTTTAGCTGAGCAAGACAGCGTCAGAACTATTAAATCTAAACTTGGTAATGTCCTGGTTGAAAAATCTGCATTCCAACTTAAATATTCTGAATTGTCTTCGGATCAAAAAGAATTGATTGCACAGTTAGAACTCGAAAAAAATAAAAGACCTGGGGTTGTCATAGAAACCCAGGTTGTTTATAAGGATACCTCAATTTTAGTTCCAGTAAATACACAGATTAAAAATGGTGTTAGTTATCTTTCATTTATTTACAATCCTGCCCTCCCTGGCTCAAATAAACTTTCGGTTGGTGGAAAACTTCCATATACAATAAAATCCGACACTTTGCCCGACGGGTCTTTTTCATCGGACGTAGTACCGGGTCAAGTAAATCTTTCAATCGAACAAAGAATAGATTTGGTTACTGGTCTTTACAGAGATCCAAAAACCAATAGACTATATGTAAGAGCATCAACAACATTCCCTGGTATAACTTTCAATGATATACAAGCCCTAGATATGGTAGATGATCCCGGAACTAGGAAAGCTTTAAAAGCAGCAAGAAAACAATTTGCTCTAGGATTTAATGTTGGATACGGGATGGTTTTATCCCCCAGTGGGTATTCAACCGGTCCAACAATTGGGGTAGGATTAAACTATTCTCCAAAATTTTTGCAGTTCGGTAAATAAACTTAGATCAGATGTCATTTTCAACAACCTCGAAATTCGTACAACTTTCACCATATTTGGTGATGGAATATAGATATGCAGACCAGCCAAACCCGGAAACATATTTCGTCAACACTGGATCTCCTGCCGTCGGTTTCGATAAGTTGATTAATGGCGTTTTATTAGATTCTGTTGGCCAACCATCGAATAGCGTACAGATTTTTAATCAGGACCAAAATTCTGCAGTTACAAATAACACTCGTTCTAATAGTGTAGTTCAAACTACTCAGAACACTTTTATCACTCTGGATCCCGGATTAGTTTTGCCTTACAATGATTTCAATTCAAGTCTGACCTCTACTGCAAATCTCCCTATTATTTTTCCTTCGAATATTTCTGTAGTTTATGATTCTATCAGGTATCACATTTTAGCTGGATATAATCTTAACAACATTGATGGGCTGATTATGCAGGTCCAGTATCCTGATGTTGATGGATCCATGGTTACCTTTTCACAAACAAAAATATCCAAGGGTTCTGCTCAAAACTACATATTAAATCCCAGTCCAGTTACTATTGGATCTAATCTTTTCGACAAGTATGTTGAGGTTAAGATTCCTAGTTTGGTTGATATGAACAACAAATATGGAGCAGCAACAACGCCAAATAAACCGAATACACTTGCTGGCAAAACTAGCAAAAGTGGGAATGGATTTTTGGTTGCTGCACCAATTAGAATCATAGCCCATGAGATTTTAAACAGTACCACTACTAACGGGTATGCAACTTATGGCACACAAATACTTGCCCAATTATCTCTAGAATCTACTGATCCTTTCCAAAATATTGGTGCTTATATTGCACCTGCTGATACTGGTGACTTCTTTGAATATTTTGCAACCGATGATGGTGGATTCCCCGAGGATTTCATCCTATTTCAGAACTCTATCGGTAATTCTTATTATCTCCAGCATTCTATAGAGGTTCTAGAACAGGTTGGTGCTGCACTTTTAAATACATCTAATTTCAATACGATCCAAACTACTGCTTACGACGTTCCTAATCTATTTAGGCCAATAGTAAGATATCCACAAGTTGCGGTTTCTTTTACACTTAGATACACCATGACCCTTGTAAATAACAAGGATCAATCTAGACTCATTAGAATATCCACATACACCTCGAATGACGTTGGAAGATACGGTGCAGATATTCAATCGCTTCAGCTTTCTGTGTTACCCCAACAGCAAAAGATCTACAACAAAGTTGCGGGTGGAACTAATATTTCTATCGGATCTAATCAAATTGCTCCTAGAGAAATTGTGAAATATTCTAATGTTTTTGTAGACCGAACTTTAGTAAATACCTCTCTAACAAATCTAGCAGTAAACGGAACGACAATAACTCAACAGGATGTAAATCAGACAACTGCTATTTCTTATGGAATTGGACAGGCTTATATTACTGTTTCGCCTTTTGATAACTATTTTAAGTTTACCTTCTTTCAAAAAGCTAATGATGGTACAACAAGGAATTTAGATCTATCGTCATCTGGCACATACACTATTGTTTTTATAGATAACAACAACAATAAGGTTAGTGCTCCGTCAATAGCGGATAATAATTTAGCAAAACCTTCCCAGGGGGAATTAGCTTTCAAGGTTGATGAAACAATTGCATCACAGGTTTTACAATTCAAGAATAGGAAATTTTACATTTCAAATAGACCAATTCAGGAGGCAGTTTCTAACAACCCTAAGCAAGGTCTTTCAAAATTAACCAATGCGGCAAAAAGACTAGCTGAAAGATCCGTATCTTTGAGTGATTCAGTAAATGAACTTAAAATTCAAGCGTTGAGGGATCAGAACGTAAGTGCAGCTGCTTCTTCCGTTTCTATGTCGAAAGCAGCTAACACCGCAAGGATCTCTGCTAAATCATCCTCTGTTTTATACTGGGGTAATTGGTTGAAGGAAGGAGAAAAAGCTCCACTGGTAACTGCTTTTACTGGTCCTACTGTTATTACCAATAATGGAACTTCAGGAACCTCTGGAAACAATAGCACAGTTGGTAAAAGCTCCTGGCAACTATTTGGATCTACCGCTGGTTCGACCCAAGCAAATGCACCTATACCAATCACTGGAAATACTGCTGCTGCAATCCAACAAGCGGTTCTCTCGAACCAACAACTCAAATCTGCTATTGCATCTGATGTACAAGGAAAAATTCAAAATGGTTGGACAACACCTGACATTTTAGCCTACTTCCTAGACCCTTCATCAATTGGTTATCAGTTATACGTTGGAATAACAAAACCAATTTTCATCCAAGCAGTTACTGGAATTTTCTCTTCGAATGATTTAGATCTTGCTTTAGCATATGGCAACACCGGCGGAGGAATATCAACGGGAGGTCCAGCAGCAAGCGGTGGATCTACAAGTGGCCAATCTGCAGGGGATAACGGAAGTCCTAATTTTGGACCATCTTAATTAAAATGTTCCATAGAAGAGGCGAGATTTTCTCGCATTCTGAATTTCTGAAACCCACCTCGGAACTTTTTTCCCTTTGGCTTAGGGATTTCATTATGGAAAATCCAGGATTCGATTACGATATTTACTTGACTGGAGCTCTCTGTGAGAATTTGTTTGGCGAGGTAAAGCATGATACAAGAGATGTTGATATTGTGTTTATTGGACAAATAAAGAACAGAGCAATACTAAAAAAATATTTGGATAGCGCTTTTAAAATTGGAATAAGACACGGAATTCTGATTGATGTAGCTTGGAGGAATCAAATTTTAACCTTTTTAAGTAACCCGAGGGATTTCCACGAAAAGATAGTAAATTATCTAGACGTTGAACATGTTGATGAAAATGGTAGAAAATCGGTATATACACTAGACGGAACAATCACTCAGTTGATGTCCGGGCTTTATTATGTGACTGATTTCGATACCACAAAAGCCCTGGAGAAGACTAAGGAAAGATCCTATTCTGTGCCATACAAAAAGATAAAGATATGAGTATACTTAACGCAAGAGCAAATAGTTTTTACTTCGTTTTTCCGAAGGGATTTTTTCCAGAGAAGGTACATCAGAAGTATATTGATTATTTACAGAAGCAGCCAACACCCTATGATACGCTGACCTCGTACATGAATAGCACTATACAATCGGTGACTTTTCCTTCTATGAGCATTGATTCCGTTGAGCAGGTCAGGAATTTGGGCAAGAAGATTAATTACCAAAGTGCAACAAATGTGCAAGATCTCTTTAATAAAGAATTTCAAGTTACCTTCAGAATTGCAGAGGGATTTATTAACTATTTTATTATGTTGGAGACGGTCCTGGATTATTTGGACTTCAAAAATCCAGTGGTGTATGTACAAAATTTACCGCTGCGAACTTTGGATAATAATGGTAACATTATCAGCACAGTGATGTTTAAGGAAGTTATCTTTACATCTTTTACTGAATTGACTTTCAATTATACCCAGAATGCTCCCACAGTCTTCACTTTCAGCGTTGGATTCAAATGTAACTATTTGGGTCTGGATCTAGAAATTGGCAGGGAAAGATAAGATATATAAAGAACAAAAAAAGATTTAGAGATGAAAAAGTTTTCAGAACTTACCAAAATTAACGAGATGAAGTACGGACAGCCAATGTATGGTGAGGACGATCTAAAGCAACATATGAAGGATTTATTGGTTGCTGCTTCAGGTAATGACCAAAGAGTATTAAATGACATCGTTACATGTCTCACCGACCAACAAATGAAGACGTGCTATGATAAACTTATTAATGTTTACAATTACACCGGTAAGAAGGGTGAGATTGTGAAACCCGAAATTTAATTACCGCTCCCGCGGATAGGATCTTGTGATCTACTCGGAGGAGTTTTAGCCCCCTAGAAATAGGGGGCTTTTTTGTGTGGATATATAAATGGTAATCTTTAATAAGCTTCAATTTGAAAACTTTAGTAGGAATAGATTTTTCCCTTAATTCACCAGCATTTTGCGTATTAAAAGGAAATGGGTTCGTTTGGGGATCTTTGACTAGGAGTGAGAGAACCCGGGAATCTTTTATGAAAAGTGTCAGAAAACCGTATGCTGTTCTTTCTAACAACTCTGAGTTTAATTTTATTTTCTTAGATAAGAAAAAAATGCCCGACGACTACACAGAAAAAGAAAGAATTAAAATTGATTACTTCCAGGAACTAGTTGATTCTTTTTGGAGCTCTGTCTTAGAAATGTGTGGAGATGATGAGATTGTTGTAGCAATGGAAGGTTTAAGTTTTGCCTCCAACGGAAATACTTTAATAGACATTTCAATGGCAACTGCATTACTTAGGAAGAAGATAGTCGATTACACGGGGAGTTCAAATTTCTATGTGTTTTCACCTACATCGGTTAAGAAGTTTGCTCTGAAGGGGAATGCCAAGAAAAATGAGCTTTATGAAGCATTAATTAATCTAGAATCCACTGGAACCAATTTAGACAAGTTTACTAAAATACTAGAAGAAAACCGAGAGGAGTGGATCACTGGGGGTGGAAATGTAAACAAGCCTTTGGATGATATGATCGATGCTACTTTTATTTGTCTATATTTAAATGATCTTAAAGAAAAGAGTTAATATAGTAATACCTTTGGGAGGAGCAGGAAAAAGATTTTCCGACGCTGGGTATAAAGAATCGAAGCCTTTCATAGATGTTAATGGAAAGTCCATGATAAAGACTGTAGTTGATAATCTTTATGATTCTCAAGTACATTATATTTTCATCGTAAACGAAGAATATACTTCTATTGAAGAATTCAGAAATCACATTGCAGATCTTGATATTCAGAGTTCTGTTTATAGTACAATGAAATTGACCGATGGACCGGCTTCTACAGCACTTTTGGCTATAAGCGAGATTGATTCTAATACCCCGTTGATAATTATAAACTGTGACCAGGTCATCATGGATTTGAATTTAGATAATCTGGAAAAATTCGTTGAAGTCTATGAATGCGACGGATTGCTTGGTTGCTTCATATCTTCTTCTCCGAAGAATAGCTACGTAAAGCTGGATGAATCTGGTAAAGTTTGTGATGTGAAAGAAAAAGTTGTAATATCTAATATAGCGACAAATGGACTCCATTACTGGAAAACCGGATCTATGTTCGTTTCTTCCGCAATTCAAATGATTAAAGCCAATGATAGGTATAACAATGAGTTCTATGTTGCTCCAACCTACAACTATCTGATAAAAGAAGGGAAAAAAATCTTGCCATTCTTCTATAATTTGCACTTTCCAATTGGAACACCGGAAGATTTAGAAGCTTATTTAGAAAAGAAATGGAAATATTTAAAATAGAAGACATGACCGGTGGTTGGTATGCCGGAGATTTTGATCCGGTAGCTTATAAAACCAGAAATTTTGAAATCTGTTATAAAAAGCACGCCAAGGGTGAAGAATGGTCTAAGCATTTTCATAAGGAAGCTGACGAAATAAATTACTTAAGATCTGGTAGAATGCTCATACAAGGTAAGGAACTTGTTAGTGGTGATATTTTCATACTCCGAAAAAACGAGGTAGCTGACCCGGTTTTTCTTGAAGACTGTGAGGTATTCATCGTTAAAACCCCAAGTGTACCTGGTGATAAATTTATTTTATAATATATGGCTAAGATTTTTAGAAGAGAGACAGAGTTTGATTGTGAAAAGTACTTTATTGTAACTTATTTCTTAGAGGCTATGAACTCTCTCAGGGATGCTGCATGGAATCTAGCAATTGGACAAAGTATTGGAAATCCAAATAACAGGAGCGTATGGGAAACAGAGGAAATGTTTGAAAACCATGGTTGCTTTATTCTTGGCGACGAAGATCAATTACTAAAGGAAAAAAGCGGTAACGTAAGAATAGCATTTCCATTAGCAAATATTAATTTAGAGGAAGACGGTGTATCACAAATCCTCTGTCATATCGCTGGAGGACAAGTTGATATACTAGAAATACAAAAGTGCCATATTCTAGACATAAATCTTCCGGAAGAAGTAGAAAAATCATTTTCACTAAAGCCCGCTTTTGGAATAGATGGTTTCCGTAAATTCAATGGTGTGAACAATAAACCTTTTTTCGGGGGAATTATTAAGCCCAAAGTTGGAATGAGCCCGAAGGTTTTATTGGAAGCAGTTAAGGAAATGGTTGCTGGAGGGGTAAATTTCATAAAAGAGGATGAGCTTCTGGCAAACCCCCAGCATTGCCCTTTAGAGGAAAGAGTTCCTTTAATTACATCCTGGTTAAAGGAAAATGCACCAGATGTTATTTATGCCTTTTGTATAAATGGTGATAGCCCCCATGCACTTCAGAGGGCAGATTTTGTATCTAATAACGGCGGAAACGCAATTCACATCAACGTCTGGAGTGGACTTGGTGTTTACCGTGCTATAAGAAAGCAAAATCCGGATCTTTGGATTCACTTTCAGAAAAGTGGTGATAAATTCTTCACGGACAGCAGAGCCCCGTTCCACATATATTGGCCGGTGATTTGTAAGATAGCTGGGTGGTCGGGGGTTGATTCAATACATGCTGGGATGATTGGCGGATATATGCACCAGGACGACCTGGAATTAAAAGATGCTCTTACGGTTCTTTGGAAATATAACATAGTTCCTGCATTAAGCTGTGGGATGCACCCAGGACTGGTTAAATTTATAAATGAATCATTAGATTCTTTTGATTGGATGGCTAATGTTGGAGGAGCTATGCACGGCCACCCGTCTGGTACTATGGCAGGTGGCTTAGCTATGAAGCAAGCAATCAATGGAGAAACAGAAAAGGCCGAATATAAAGAAGCTATAGAAAAATGGGGGGAGAAAGATTTAACCGATTTCCCTAAGGATCTTGCCTATAGAATATTTTAAGAGGAATATGATCTTAATTTCGCATCGTGGAAATATAACTGGCCCTAAAAAAAGCCTTGAGAATAGTCCTTATTATATTGATAAGGCAATCGTAGCTGGATTCGATGTTGAGATAGATGTTTGGGTTTTTGAGGATCGCATCATGTTGGGTCACGATTTCCCACAATATAGGGTAGATTTAGAATGGCTTAAGATACGAGTGGAAAATCTCTGGGTTCACTGTAAAAACATCGAATCTGTGATTTACTTTTCAAAATATGATTCTATTTTTAGTCCGATGATTCCATCATTTAATTTTTTCTGGCATGAGACGGATAGGATTACTTTAACCTCAAAAGGTGCAATTTGGGCTTATCCCGGGAACCAACCTATTCAAGGAAGTATTGCTGTTATGCCTGAATTAAATGATGACGATCTCTCGGATTGTTTGGGTATTTGTTCTGATTACATTTCAAATTATAGATGAGAATAGCTCTTTTATTATCGGGACAGGCAAGGGAAGCACAGGAAGTTTTTCCGTATATCCAATCTAGAATTATTCAGCCATTAGATACTGATGTTTTTATTTCCACCTGGAACCCTTCATCTGAAATAAAAAAATCCTTGCATGTGGAAAGCTGGTTCCTCAATGACACTATGTCCATTGAGGGGATTCTTGAATCTTTCGCACCAAAAATGTTCATGACAGATCAGTTCGAATCGGAAGGCATCGGGTTAATTATAAAGAAAGCATTTTCGTATGAGAGATTCTCTCCAATGACTGGTGAAATGAATCCTGCTTCGGTATTTCTTATGTGGTATAAGATTAAACAGGCTTTTTCCTTGATGGAAGAATATGAAAATCTAATTGGTGAAAAATATGACTATGTAATCAAGGGAAGATTTGATTTAAAAATACACAATGATATTGTTTTGGATTCAAATCTGAACACTATTTGTGTTCCTCCCGGATTTGATTGGAAAGGCGGGGTGAATGATGTTTTTGCCTGGGGAGGAAGAGATGCTATGGAATGGTATTGCTCTTTATTTGATCATATTGAAGAGCACATTCTTACTACTGGATTCTTCCACCCTGAAAGTATTTTAAGGAGACATCTTGAAATTTCTGAATTTAATCTTGACCGTCCAGATTTAAAAGTCTCTCTCAGAGGCAAAAATGTTTGGGAAATTGAGGTGTTAGGTGAAAAATTTGATAAAAAAAGTTACAGATATATAGAATCTAGGGGAAACATTTGGGACACTTAGAAGTTAAATAAAGGATTCAAAAAATAAATTTTAAGGAAACATGAGCAATTTAGACATTTTTAATTTGGATGCTGAAGCATTCGTAACTAAAGCAAAAAAAGAAACCCCGGAAGGAACTGATTTTTACAAGCCCTATCCGGAAAACGGAAAAGACGGCGTGTATAAATCACTTATCCGATTTTTACCCAACCACGTAGATCCTCAGAAATCTAAAATTCACAAGTACTACGTGTATCTTACAGACCCTTCATCAGGTGATGGTTTTGTCGCTGACTGTCCATCTACTGTTGGTAAGAAATCTGTTTTGAAGGACATTTTTTGGAAGCTTAAGAATTCGCATTCGGCAGCTGACCAAGAGATTGCAAAAAGCTTTTCTCGCAAGGAAGACTACTATTCTTTAATTCAAATCGTGCAAGATAAGCACAATCCTGAATTGGAAGGAAAAATTATGATCTTTAAGTTTGGTAAAAAACTTAATGATATGTTAGAGGCTCAACTAAAGCCTGAGTATGGTGATGCAGTAAATCCCTTCGATCTCTTCGAAGGTAAGCTTTTCTCTGTTCATACAAGAAAAGTCGGGGACTGGAATAACTACGATCTTTGTTCTTTTGTAGGTGATAGACTATCTATTGAAATAAATGGTAGAAAAATGCAAAAGAATCAAGAGGATATGAATGCAATCCTCGAATATCTTAAGACTGGACCGGATAATTTGTCACAATTCGAATATCGCGACTGGGACGACGCCATGACCGACCGTATTATGAATGTAATTCGTAATTCAGTACCAGATGGTAGATTGGTAAATGAAGTAATGTCTGGGGTGAATACGGCATCTCCTTCACGACCAGCCCAATCTGCAACAGCTACCTCATCTTCAAATCAGATTTTCGAAGAGGCTTCACATACAAAAGTAGGAGCACAGCCTGAACCAGTTAAGGAGCAGGGTATTGTAAGACCAGTAGCACCTGAAACATCCTCGTCTCTAGACGACCTTTACGCAGATCTCTAATTTGCAACCGGAAGGGAACAGTCAAGTTAATCTTGCTGTTCCCTTTTTCTTTAAACTAAAGGTAGAAAAATTATGGATTTAAGTAGGGTTCAAGAATTATTAGGGGATATTTTAAGAAAAGAATTTTCGGGAAATGCCGACAAACAGAAGATTTATCAAGCTTCCAATCGCTTAAATTTTTCCTGCCCTTATTGTGGAGACAGCACTTCATCACGGAAGAAAAGAGGTAACTTTTATTTAGATACACTCACATACAAATGCTACAATGGAGGATGCGGAATTTATAAGGATGCTTTCTCCATGTTCAGGGATTTTAGTGTTATATCTAAACTGGAGGGTGGCGAGAAGCAGGACATTCTCGAAAAGATCAAGCAAGGTAAGGAGAAAAGAAAGACACACTTTGGTGAAATTGACATTTCGTTGTTTTTCGATGCTGATTTTAATAATTTGGTTATAGATAGGGATTTTTTTGTCGAAAGGATGAACCTAGAAGATGTGAAGGGGTCAAAGATCGAAAATTATCTTATTCAAAGAAATCAAAAACCAGACAAGAAGTTCGCTTGGGATCGAAAGACACAAAAGCTTTATCTTTTCAATCTTACAAGTGGAGGAAAGATATTAGGGCTTCAATTCAGAAATATGTCTGGAACTTCCGGATCTAAGTACTACACTTATAAGTTAAGTGGAATCTGGGAAAAAATGTTGGGGGTCACAGATGAGGATTTCTTAAATGAAGCTCGTAAAATTGATCCGGTATCACATGTATTCAATATTGGAATGATTTCTTTTGATCATACTATTACTGTATTCGAAGGACCTATGGATTCGTGGCTCTGGAAGAACTCTGTTGCTCTTTGCTCTGTTGAAAATAAATTTCCCTTTGATATTGAGAATATCCAATATTGGTATGACTGGGATAATGCTGGAAGACAGAAGCATTCAGATCTGCTATCGGAGGGTAAAAAAGTATTCAACTGGAAGAAATTTCTGGTAGATCACGAGCTTCCGATAAATAAAAAATGGGATCTGAACGATCTTGTAAACTACCTTCGTGCGAAGAGAATAAAAATAAGAAGATTAGATAATTATTTTACTCAAGAAGTTCTGGACTTATCTGATTTCATTTATGCTTGAGATGCCAACCGTTGATAAAACCGAAGAATGGGAAGACCGACTTGATAAAGGAGAGGGAACGCTAAAGTTTCCTGTAACATTCTTCGATACAATAGAAATAAAAGAAATAGAATTGTCTTTGCCTGATGTAAAGGTCAATCCACCAAGATTGAAAAAAAACTCAGTCAAGGAGGTAAAATTGGGTAAGAAGCACAAAAATAAAGGAAACGAATTATTTTAGAAATGTCAGAAAGTCAAAAAGTAGATTACGTCAAACTCTTCGATCAAGAGAGGTCTGAATGGAAAGAAAAAATCCAGGTTATTGCCTTGAGTTTAAAAAGTATTCGAACCGTAGCAGAGGCTCAAGTCGAGCTCTTTTCTAATCGTCAGATTTTGCTTGAGTATAGCTATAAGCTAGCTCAGATCGTAAGTAAACTTTCTTCCAGAGAAAGGCAAGCAAGAGCTTCGAAATTGAAGGAATACTCCACTAATAGTGATGTTCGATATGGGGCAAACGAAACTAAAGTTCTGATTGAGAGCGACGTTTCTGAGATTCTTGAAAAGATCCAACTAGTAGAGGGACATAGAAAATTCATAGACCAAACAATTCAGACGGTGGATCACATGTTATATGGGATAAAAAGTCGTATAGCCTTAGAGGAATATCTTAGAGGAAGTACGGTAAAATAAAATGCACACATGCTTAAGTTTAACGTTTCTGAAGATCAACAGTGGTTAATACTTGCTCAGGCAAGCGACGACATAGAGAAAAAACAGATAGAGATTTCTTTAACCAAAAAAATACACAATTGGTATTTTCATCCTTTGGTGAAAAAAAAGCTTTGGGATGGAAGCATTTGCTTCATTGAAAAAAAAGGATCTCTTTGGAAAGTGCCGGTTGGTCTCTGGAGAGAGATATTTGAAATAGGTAAGGAGTACAACCTTGAAATAGAAATCGAAGGGTTAGATAGACTTGTTCTCAGTAAACTTTCCCTTGAGGAATTTCAACAGTGGGTAGATGAATTTTTTGCTGGCAAAGACATCCAACCAAGGGATTATCAGGTTGAAGCTGCCTGGAAAATTGTTAAATATAGATATTCTGTTTCTGAGATTGCTACATCGTCCGGGAAAACCCTGATATCGTTTATGATCTTTGCCTTTCTTAAGCAAAAAGGATATATTAGGAAGTTTTTGATGATAGTTCCTAGTACTAACCTGGTTTTTCAAGGCAACGATGATTTTATAGATTATGGAATAGGTGAGCTTGGAGTGAGGGTTCAGCAGATCGGTGGCGGAAGTAAACTAAGAGAGGACTGTGATCTAATTATCGGAACTTTTCATTCTTTGGTTAAGAAGGACGAAGAATTCTTTGATGAGGTGGATGCTGTTTTTGTTGATGAAGCCCACCATACAAATTCTATGTCAATCAAAAAGATTGTTGCTAAGTGTATGCACAGCAAATGGAGATTTGGTCTAACCGGTACACTTACCAAAAGGGGTTCTGCTGATCATTTGACTATCCAACAATTCCTAGGACCTGTTATTGTAGAGATCTCTCCAGATTTTCTTTTCAAGAATAATCACGCAACCCCGGTTAATATCAAGGTTGTAATGTTGGATTGGTTGGATCAGGAAATAAAAGAAAAATTGGCAGATCTCAAATCAAATTCCCAAAATCTTGAAGGTAATGAGGTTTATAATCTTGAGAGGAAGCTTGTCATAGAAAGCGAAAAAAGACTGAAGTACGTTGTTGATTTTATTGCTAAGACCTCTAAAAATTCGCTGGTTCTTTTCCAGTCTGTGAAAGACGAATACGGAAAGCAGATTTGGAATAGACTAAGAGAGATCACCAGTAATAAAGAAGTTTTTTATGTAGATGGGGATACCGACGAAAAACTTCGTGAAGAATATAAGGAGAGGATGTCATCCGGTGAAAATAAGGTTCTTGTGGCAACTTTTGGTACTTTCTCCACAGGAATATCGATCAATAATCTACATAATATTTTCTTGGTTGAATCGTATAAAAGTGAGATTCTAATTAAACAGTCTCTTGGTAGAGGTATGCGTAAAATGGAAGGGAAGGATAAAGTGAATGTTATTGACTTTGTTGATGATTTTTCCACTCCCAGATATAAAAACTACTTGATTAAACACGGGGAGGCAAGAATCCAAATCTATCGAAACGAGAAATTCAAGTACCAGATTTTTAAGATAAAGCTTTAGATTAAAATTCCGATATATAGGATAAATTAAGTTAGCTAATGCAAAACCTTAAAAATTTTAGTTCTTTCTTAAACGAAAAAAGAAATAACAAACCCGAATCTACTTACTCTAGGGAAGATTATGATGCTACTGACAAAATCAAGGAGATTCGTAGAAGAGTTGAGGCACAAACCGGGGAAGAAAGACTTTACCAAACAGTTTATGATGAAGGTGGTGCTCTCCAAAGACTTATAAAGGGAACTGCAGAAAAAGTTCAAAGCATAGGAAAGGGAATAAGTGATCTCTTTAATTCTCCAAAAATTTCTAAACTGAATTCGGAGGATCTCAAGAAGAACCGGACAGAAACCCTTTCTAAGTGGGGTGATTCTATCAAATTGACCGGAAAAAACAAGGAGAAAGATTACGAAGAATTCTATAGGGATGCTATGAGAAGAGGCAAATCAACCTTTGGAAAAGATTATGACATAAATGAGCCTTCTTCTGAGGAGGAAAGAGTTTACCGAGACTATGTTTTAGGTGCCTCTAAATATTTTGACTTTAAGCCAGATGGGAAAAATCCTAAATTATAATGGGTTTGCTTCTCTTTTCGAGGGGGGAGCTGCTGTCAAATCGTCTAGGAGGATCCTGGAGAGAGAAGCCCCAGCTACTATAGAGTCAATTAAGCAGATTCTCCTTCCTTTACTAGGTGACGGAGAAATGGATAAAGATTACCTACTTATTGGAAGCATAGGTAAAAAGAAAGACCCAAGCGATACCTCTGGAGATATAGATCTTGGTGTAGATCAAAGCTTTATTGCTAGATCTTTAGGAGCTGATCCTAACAATGTTTTGGAAACCATTGAAGATATACTTGAACAAAATCTTCCCGCCCTACTAGGTTTTACCCCGGAGATGAAACTGATGAAGGGAATTAACGTGCTTTCCTTGGGCTGGCCAATAGAAGGTAATGCCGATAAAGGAATCGTTCAGTTGGATATAATTCCTCTTAGTAATATGGACTGGGCAAAATTCATTTTTTATTCACCCGACTATAGATATAACGAAAGCAGATATAAATCAGCTCATAGAAACTGGCTCATCCAAGCAATTCTTTCTGCACTGAAAGAAATTGAATCTACAGACGAAAACGGTAATATCCAGGATTTTTATTCATACGCTTTAAGACTTAGCGATGGAATTTACAAGAACAAGAAGACTTTTAAAGGAGTTACAAAAAGACTTAAGAATCCAGAAACCGTTAAAGGAAGCACTGAATTTATTACCAGAGAACCACAGGAGGTTATTGGAATGGTATTCGGCCCGGGAATAAAGGAAAATGATATAAGGACTTTCGAAAAGGCATGGAAAGTTGTTACATCTCCAAGCTACATCTACAGTGATAAGGTTGAAGAAATTAAGGATAATTTAATTAAGTACTTACAAAGGGGAGGATTCGAAATCCCTACAGAACTCATATAATGGAATTTACTGCTAAAAATAACGATTTAATCTACGGAGCTCTTGAAGTTTTTCTCGAGCACGATTCTCCTATTCTTGTAGCTAGAGAGGAAGATCAAAGTGTTTCTTTTTCCACCTTTCTTGGGCAGGACGGAAAAATAGAACCTCTTTCTAGCGGGGATTGGGAAATAATTTTGGAGGGAAATCCATTTTATACTATAGAGAAAGATATCTTCGATCTTATTAGTCTTCAAGAAAATACGCCTCCAGTAGAAACACTATTAGAAAATTTAGCAGAATTACACAAAGCAAATTTACAAGACAAATCGAAAATTCTAGTAGAAACTATCATAAGAGGTTTAGCTAGATTAATTATTGATCAAAAAATTGTAGCTGATGTTAACATTCAGCTCGGTCCTTTTTTAATAGCTACAAATAAAGAAATAGGAAACGTTAAAATTGTACTTAATTAAGAAATGGCAGGCATAAACCACTTATACGATATCTATAACAAAAAAGGATCTGAATTTGTTGATCAACTTTTCAGCCAATTTGTGACAATCAATGAGAAGATGGATGGATCCGCTTTTTCCTTTGAGAGAGACAAGGTGACCGGGAAATTCAAGTTTTTTAGAAGGGATCAAAGAAATCCAATTACTTTGATTGATCGTACACTAATGAAGTACTACGAGAAACCGATCCAGTACATAGAATCTTTGCCTCCAAGCATATTGGAAAAAATCCCAAGAGGATGGAGATTCGGTTTAGAATATTTTTCCAATCGCCAGCCGGTTGAGATTACTTACGATAGACTTCCCAAAAACAATCTTATTCTGTCTTACGTCCACAAAATGGGAGACGACGGTAAAATCGACAACACTATCCAGAATAAATCCAAACTAGATAATTGGGCTGATATACTTGGCGTTGAAAGACCACCTATTGTATTCCAGGGAATTCTAAATGAGGACCAAAAGTCGGATCTTTTAGATTTTTTAAATACACCATTTAAGGAATTGGTTGAAAAGTTTAAGACGCAGTCCTTTGTTAGATTTGTTATCTCTACCCTCAACCCAGATCTCGAAAAGACGGCTCTTAATGATAGCCTAGATAAGGACGTTGAAGGAATAGTATTTCGTTTTGGTGATCCTGACAAAGAGGGTGAGACTGTTTTAGCTAAGATGGTAGATCCAATATTCACAGAGATTGCTAAGGAGAAGTTTGCAGACAAGCAATCAAAAAAACCTAGCGATTTTTTAGGAATTACATTACTTGATGTAATGAATTTTATTTTAGAAAAAGGGCTTACTGAATTTGATGTTGAGGGCGAGACTGACGACGAGAGGTACATTTCTTTTATGTCGGATGTTTTTGTTAAGTTCTTAGATGAGAACTCAGACAAATACAAAGGAACTGATTTCGAAGAACCCGAGTATCTCCAAAGGGAAGAATTTAGACTCAATCGGGAAAAGGTAAAGGACAAAAGAGTCCTAAAGTATGTAGAAAGAGATCAAGCTTTCGAGTCTTTATATAAGCTTATTTTAAATTCTTTCAGAAAGATTAAAACTAGATCCGGTGGAATAGTAACATCTGGAATGAAGGACCAACTTAATCTCCTAATTCAGGACATCAAAGATTATATCAAGAAGCCCAAGGAGAGAGTAAACGAATCTAGGTTTGTAAGCTTCGGTGAGTTTAAGAAAGAGTTTTCTCCGCAGGTAGATTATATTCAGGAGGAAAATGATGAGACCGAGAATAATGATAATCCATTTTATTCATTCGAGGAGTTTATAACTAAGCTTGAAACTATAGATAATGAACAAATTCCAGATAACGTTGACCTGGTCAAGGAAGAGAGGAAAGAGGAAAGAACTCCAGTTAATGTTATAATGGGAAGATTTCAACCATTCCATTCCGGACATTTAAATATGGCAAAGGAGCTGAAAGAAAAAAATGGGCATCCTACTGTTGCTCTGGTAGTTTATCCTGGGCACAATAAGTCGGGAAAATCTCCTTTCGACGCCAACTCAATTAAGAGATATATGGATGCGGTTGTTGAAAACAACGAAGAAATCGAATCCTATTTAATTGTTAATAGAGGTCTACTTGGATCTGGTGTAGCAAAGCTGATAGAGAAAGGATATGATCCTATCTTAATTGGTGCTGGCCCGGATAGAATTGAAGACTATGAGAAGCAGATAGACTATCTAAAGATGTCTGACATAAAAGATCAAATTAGTGATGATCTCAAGTTAGTTAAAACACCAAGAGTAACCAGTGGAACTGATGTTAGAAAGGTTTTGGCAAGCGGGGATTTTTCTAAATTCAAAAAGATGGTACCTAAGGAGGTAGCTAACCTTTTCAACGACTTGGTTACTGCTACGAAGGACTGATATATAGAAAAATAAACTAAAGAAGTGAAAAGAAAAATATACAGTTTCTCAGATTTTGTGGAGGAAACCAGAGTGAATGAAGGTGATGGATTTGGGACTTTACCATTTCTTCTAATTAAAGATGGAGATGTATTCCACTACCTTTTCCAACTAGAGCTCGAAAATGGAGCACAAAAAGGATTCATGCTTAATGTCGGAAAGTACTCACAATATGAGATTATGGAAGGACCTAAAAATTCATATGCAGTACTAAACGTAAATGAGATTTCTCCTGAAGTCATTGAGGATATAGCAATCAAGAAATCAGATATCCCCGAGACTAACGAGCAAAAATTTAAACTGAAGGATAACGATTTAAGTAGATTTTTAGAGCAGGTATCTAAAGCTCTTCAAAACTACTTGGAAAAGAATTCTAAGGTGATTAGAATCTTCGATGAAATGAATGATAATTTAGACATTCAAAACTACGAGGAATCCGTTAAGTCTGTATTAATCTCTTTTCTTGGCCCCGAATGGTCCATGCAGGAAGCGTCTCACAAAGGAACTTTTGTCTTTAAAAGATAATTTTGAAACAAATTTACACCATATAACTATAAATCATAAATTCACACAATTATGGAATCATTCGAACAAATCAAACAGATCATGTCGGGCGTAGAAGGTGACTTGGCTAAATTCCTTGAAAAGGGAAACAAAACAGCAGGAACCCGCGTTCGTCAGGCTATGCAGGAAGTTAAAAAACTTGCTCAGCAAGTAAGACTCGATGTACAGGGAAAGAAAAATTCCTAAACAAAATAGTCTCTACTAAAAGAAGCAGCCTTTATAGGCTGCTTTTTTTGTTTCTATGGAATAATTCTTGTCAAAAGATATATAAGTAACTAAAATCATAATTATGGGATACTACTTAGCAAAAGTAAATTTTGAATCGACAGAGACTAAAAGAAATGGGGATCCAGTTATTCACAAGTCTGAATTTTTGGTAGCCGCAGAATCTGTCCTAGAGGTGGAAACAAAGGTAGCTGAGTTTCTTAAGGACACGACTGGATTTTTTGAAACTATACAAATTTCAAAATCCAAAATAGAAGCAGTAATTGACTAATGGCTGAAACCGGAAGCTACATACCACCTCAATCTCCAATTGCAATTCAACCTGGAGACAAGGGGTTTGAAATTGTTGGTAAGGGGTATAATAGATGGCTTTGGACTTTTCCCGATTGGAAGAAAGGCAAAAAGAAGATTATTGATCCCGCTGCTAACTGGGGGTTGAATTCTAAACCAATGTCACAGGATGAGATCAATAAAAAGATGAAGGGTCTTTACCTTAATGAAGCCCTGCAAAAAAAAATTGAAAAAGAAATGAGGCATGTTTCCGATTACGAATCTTTTTTGAACGAGAGTAAAATTTTTGAGGCTGATGACGCAAAAACATCCCCAGTTGAAATAGCTCCAACAAAAACAAAGATATCCGTAGTAAAGACCCAAAAAGAGGATAGCAAGGATCCAAAAACTGGAAAACCCAAATACAAAGTTTTAAACGGAGCTGTAAGGTTAATGTATACTGGGAAAAAACCAATGGATTACAAAATAGTGAGCCAATCACCTTTGTATAATGGACCGATAGTACCTTCGAATTTTTTTAAAAGTGAAAGGGGTGATTATTACGTTGTGACGACAAATGCAGGCCAGACACAAAGGATAGAAACCGAGGATATCAACAAAGTTATAAAAGCATACAAAGAGGATAAAACCTCGATTACTATCCCGGTTTATAAAGATGTAATCGGTATCCCTGCTAAAGTTGCGGATTTAATATTTAAGAAAACGTCGGATTTTTCTGATATAAAATAATACAAACGTATGCCTTCGGTAAGCAAAGCACAACAAGCAATAATGGGCCAGGCATGGGCTCTCAGACAAGGTGATTTAAAACTTAAGGATCTTAATCCCCGGTGGAAAGAAGAGATTAAAAAGATCGCTTATGGATATAAGGATAAGGATGGTAAGTTCATTGCACCCATGACTGACAAGGATCTTAAAAAATATGCTTCTACAAAATCTAGAAACCTTCCAGACAGAGTAGAAGATGGCAAACCAATAAACGAGGATTCTGCCACATTAGGAGTCATAGATTCAAATGATATGACAAGCTTTACTCCGAAAATGAATTTTGGAAATGGAATTAATCCAATCGTTCCTTATCTAAACCCCGATTCAAAAAAGAAAAAAGCAGGAAAGGGTAATCTTGAAAATTTAAAAGATTACCGAGACTGGATCAAGGAGAAAAAAAAATGAAATCTATTGTTGAATTCGAAGACTATGATCCACGTTCCGAGTATGTCGAGGATGAAAGAAGGGATCTGGATTTAGATTGGATCAGAGGAACTAAGGAATATCAAGAAATAATTGATCTTGGTTTAGAAGATATTACTTCAGATCAACAAGAGCTTAACAACACCCTTAAGTTTCAAAGAAAGAAACAACCAGATGTAGAAGGATACGAGAAGGTTTTTTATACCATTCACCCAACAGGAACTGTCAGAAGATATAATCCTATCGAATCTGACGAGATCCCTCAGGGTCAGGGCAACACGATCAGAACATTTCCCTCCCCCTTCAAAACCTCCAGAGAATATAAAAAAGCTCTAAGATATCTTCATAACTATCTTAGAAGAAAAGAACTTAAAAAAAATTATAGATAAATAGATTATGGGATGCGGATGCGGAGCTAAACCAAGCAATAGCTTAAGAATTTCTAGCCAAGGAGAGACCTACCAGGACTTGACCGGAAAAATGATCATTGATAAATCTGGGAATCAACTTCTCATTTTGTCCCCTATTTTCGATGCCTATAAGGATATAATAGGATACACAGTAAAAACACTAGATCAAAAAACCGTACGGATTTTTGCTAAAGACGTAGAAAAAGTATTAGACTAAAATGGAGAATTTATTTTACCCAACAGGACCAGTAACAAATGGAAGAACCGTAATTTGTATGTGTTGTGAAAACGATGTTCCGATGATGGAAGGTCAGGAGGCTGCAGATGCAATGGAGAAGAAAATCAAGCAATGGCTTGACAATAACGAATATGTTGTTGAAACCTGGCAGATGAAGGAAAAAATGAAAAGCTGTGGTGCTGGAGATTATGATCTGCAGGAAATGGAAGGTGGGGGAGACGCTGGAGGCGGAGCTTTTGCTTCTCTAGATTCAACCCCGGGAATGGGTAACGTTATGCCACCAGAAGCTGGAGGAACAAACGCTGATTTTTACGGGGGTAGAGTAGGATCTGGCGATAAGTTTACTACTTTAACCGTAGGTACACCGGCTGCTAAAAAAGGTAAAAAGAAAGATAGAAAAGTCAAAGACTATAAATCTTTCCTTGCTATGCTAAAGGACATCAGCAAATAAGACATTTTGTCGATTCAATTATTCATTAAGGTGACTTTTAGTCACCTTTTTTATTGAAAAAACTTAGTGGAATAGAATTTGCAATTCTCATATAAAAAAACAAAAAATCACATGAGCACAATTACATTTTATCACCCACTTGAAATGATGGATCGAATCCTAAATAATACTACTCCCATCGTGCAGAGCAAGAAATATTTTATTGATGAAAAGGAGGATAATTTTGTCTTGGAAATTCCAGTACCGGGGTTTCAACAAAAGGATATCTCGGTAGAGATTGAAAATGACCTATTGGTTATTACAGCTGAAAATACCGAGTCTTATTGGACCGACGATTTTGTTAAGAAGTTCAAATTACCAAACACTGTAGATCAGGATTCAATTGAAGGTAAAATATCTGACGGGGTTCTTATAATTAAGCTGCTGAAGAAAAAGGAATCACTCTCGAAGAAGATAAAAATTTCATAGAGCCGAAATTTTATTTTAGATTTGTAATAAGAAAGCTTGATCACTTAAAGATCGAGCTTTTTTATTATGTCGAGAGAAAAAGAAATGTTAGATAGATGGGCAAAAGAGTTTGCTTCGGATATTTTGAAAAAAGAGGAAGACCCTTCCTATGAATCTGTTTTAGATAGAACTTTAATTGTTAGAAAGTTATCTGTAATTCTGGAAATGACTTACACAGAAACATCTAGTGTTCTAGATAGAAAAATTAACGAATTTAAAATAAAGCTTAAATTCCAATAGGGGTTGGAAAAATTAATTCAAGAGGACCTATTGCACGATCCATGGAAAATGACCGTGGTATGCATCCTTTTGAACCAAACTTCAAATCAACAGGTTAGAAAAATTTTAAACCCTCTTTTTGAACTTTTGCAGAATCCAACCAATTGTTCTATTCTAGACCCTTCCGAAATTTATCCTGTAATCAAAAGCACTGGATTTGGAAATGTAAAGTCCCGGAGGATAGTAGAAATGAGTAAAAAGTGGATTTGCGGATTTGATAAAGTTGAGGATCTCCCAGGTGTAGGCAAATATGCCAAAGAGTCCTGGGATATCTTTGTTAACAATAAAAGGGATTTTGTCCCTAGCGACAAAAAACTTAAAAAATATTTAGAGGCTCAAGATTGCCTTGATTAAGTCTGGATGAGGATAGCAGCTAATCTTATCAACTCGAACGTTCGAATGCGACCAAACCCCCGGTGATCCCTGGATTGCTGCCTCTGAAAGATCAAATGACTTAGAAACCCCGATTTTTTGGATATTTGTACTAAGACCTTTCTTAAGGTTTATCTCAAATCTATCTCCAAGATAAATCAGAAGGTTGTAGAGTGATTCTATTTGTAAATCTGTATAGGAGTGAAAGTATCTCTCTCCTCTAAATGAATTATCTAGTACTGTAACACTTCCCGCATCTATTTTTATATTAGTGCTTGTGTAGAATTCCCCTCCAGATGTCTTTGTTAATTCACCATAGTTACAAAGTTCTATCCCGATACTTTTCTGGTTTAAGAATGTATTGTTTTTGGCTTTGATGAAAAGATGGTGTGCCCACATGTGGGGGTCAAATGCTTTATAAATAAGGCCGTTGAATTTTCTTTCTTTTGAAATTCCTTCGTTTTTTCCTCCTATTACGAAAGCTGATCCAGACCTTATCTTATTGGTTGATTCTGTTCTATCTCTCCCCCAGGAATTGATTACCCAATCGGGTCTGTGATAACCGCTTGTGTGTCTAATGAAAATTGAATCCTTTGGAATAGATTCATGATAATATGACCCTTCTGAGAGTGGATGATCAATCCAGTTCAAAACATTTTACTTATTTTAAAACCTTTTATTGTGGAGTAGTCTTAGCCTTTGGAGATAGCTCTTCATGAATCCTTTTTTTGAGGTATTTGATTACCTTATTTGGTGCATCGTTGTTCTTGAGCATTTCAATGAACTCTTCTTCCTCATGTAAAGTATCCAAGTAGTTGTAAAGGTCAGTAGTTTGAAACATGGCATCTACCACCTGGGGCAATTGTGTATATGCTGGTTTGTAGTTTCTGGAATTTACGTTATTCTTATACCACTCCCCAGGAACCACCACAGACCCCGGTGATTCTGAAACATAATATTCATTCAGGAAATTCTCGAAACTTTTGATGCTACTTTTCATAAGTATTCTATATATCATTCAAGATTTGATGGTTATTCAAATCAAATATTTTTTCCATGATTGTAGATATTGAAAATAAAGGTAGCTATCTAAAGGTTTCGTCCTTCTCCGAAGAAGGGGACCTTATCTTTGTAAACGTTCCAATCCCAGAAAGTGAAAGATTCGTCTGGGAAAAATGCTCACATTCTGATAGAAGGAGGGATCCTGATTGGAAGACATGGGATGGCTTGTCTGTTAGAAAAGAAAAGTCGCAAAGATACGACAAGTACAGGATGGTTCAAATCCTGGAACAAGCGGATCCCGAAATTACTAAGTCACTTTGGGGATTTCAAATCCCCAAAAAATACTTTGTTGATATCGAGGTTGAGATGACTGACGAGATGGGTGATTCTTTAGATACCGCTTCTGCAAAAAACCGAATCCTATCTATTGGAATTGCCACAGATAAATGTAAATCAATCATACTAGGATTAGATCCATTAACATCCGGACAGAAGGCAGATATTCATAAGAAAGTAAATGAGTATCTAGCTCCAATGGGAGACGAATGGACTTTTAGATATCAGCAATTTGAATCTGAGTATGATATGTTGTACACGTTCTTCAAGGATCTTGCGCCAAAAATGCCATTGATTACTGGATGGAACTGGTTTGGTTATGACTGGCCATATTTGTTAAACAGGGCCAAAAGACTTGGTATTGATCCTAAGATTATTTCTCCGGGTAATTATTTAATAGGAAAGGATAATCTCCCAATGCACTTACTGATGGTCGACTATTTGGAAATCTACAAGAAATGGGACCGAGTAATCAAGATCAAGGAAAGTAATAGATTAGACTATGTTGCTGAGAAAGCAACCGGTTTGAAAAAGATCGTTTATGAAGGGTCTTTAAGGAATCTCTATCAGTCAGACTTCCCGAAATTTGTCCTATACAACGTTATTGACTGTGCTCTAGTCCATTATATAGATGTGAAGCTAAAGACGCTTCTAACCTACTTTAAAATAGCAAATTTAAATAGAGTTGAGATTAGCCGTGCTCTGTCTCCGGTCTGGTCAACTGAGGTTATGATGTTAAAAAAATTTTTGGAAAGAAATCAAGTTTTTGTCAATGAAAGGAAGGATGAATCCCACGTCAAATTTATAGGAGGATATGTGAAGGAGCCCATTAAAGGATTACACGAATGGGTTGCATGTTATGACTTTGCTTCACTGTACCCAAATACCATAGTTCAGTGGGGGATCTCACCTGAAGTTTATAAAGGAAAACTAGGAAAGGATATATCGGAAGTTAAGGAAGGCTGGGTTAGAACATCTTCTTCCGCGATATTTGGTGGTGATGACGAAAGTCCAATTTTGAAGACAATAGTTCGTGATCTTTATTCCCAGAGAAAGGCAACCAAAAAAAGAATGCTGGAACTTGAATTTGAGATTGACCAATTGGAGAAACAATTGAAAAAAATAGAATAGAATTTTTCCAAATTTACCGCACTCCTGGGACCCACTTGATATATAAAAAACCCACCTGCGGAAGAGAGCAATAAAACTAGTTTAAATAAGTAATATATGGCAAACATCGACAACGAATGCGCGGATCTTCTGATCCAGAATCTCTACCAAGAATCTAAGGATACTCTAGGGGATATCCTTAATCTTCAGGCTGAAACACAAAAGAATGTCTATGGATATGATTTTGATAACATGACCCTGAGAGAGATAATGAATTTCTGGCACATGAACAACCACGCGATCATAGATGAAATTCACGAAGCTACAGACGCATTAGGTGGAATTAAGGATGGCAATGGTAATGCTATTTGGAAAAAATGGAAGGGTGCACATTCTTCCTATGATAACCTCAAATTTTCAGACTTATCTGAAAATGACAAGCTAGAATGTAAGTTCGAAATAGTAGATATGCTCCATTTTTTTATGAACTACGCAGCTTCCATTGGTATGACACCAGAAGAAATGTACAATATGTACATGAGTAAAAATGAGGAAAATCGTCGTAGACAATCCAACAATTACTGATTTTAAAAGAAAACTAAACTAAATTATGAAGGAAAACTATTCTTTACCCGAACCGATTTTACAGGAAAATCCCAATCGTTTCGTTATCTTCCCAATCGAACACCACGACATTTGGGAAATGTATAAAAACCAAGAAGCTTGCATATGGACTGCGGAAGAAATTGATCTTTCTGCTGACATAGATGATTGGAGAAACAACCTTAATGACAACGAAAGACACTTCGTTAAGCATATTCTTGCCTTTTTTGCTGCTTCTGATGGTATAGTAAACGAAAATCTAGCGGAAAACTTTGTGAAAGAAGTCCAATATTCAGAGGCTAAGTTTTTCTATGGGTTTCAAATTATGATGGAAAACATCCACTCTGAAACCTACTCCTTATTAATCGACACCTACATTTCGGATCCAGCAGAAAAGAGCATGCTCTTCAATGCCGTTGAAACTATCCCTGCTGTAAAAAAGAAGGCAGAATGGGCATTTAAATGGATTGAATCTGAGCACTTCCAGGAAAGACTAATTGCTTTTGCTGCTGTTGAAGGAATTTTCTTCTCCGGATCTTTCTGCTCTATCTTCTGGTTAAAAAAGAGAGGACTGATGCCAGGATTAAGTTTTTCTAACGAGCTTATTTCTAGAGACGAAGGTATGCACTGCGACTTTGCAGTTCTGTTGCATAATAATCACCTTGCAAACAAGGTATCGGAAGAGAGAATTAAAGAGATCCTTCTAAGTGCTTTGGAAATTGAAAAAGAATTTATTACAGAATCTCTCCCGGTGAAGCTTATCGGGATGAACCAGGATTTAATGAAGCAATACTTAGAATTTGTAACCGATCGTTTGTTAGTTGACTTAGGATGTTCTAGAGTATTT